CGTGCCCCGCTGCGACCAGCTGGACGTGTGGGACGCCCGGGTGGTGCGGGTCGGCACCGACTGGCAGCCAACCACGGTCCGGCCGTTGCCCTGCTGAGGGCACAAAAAAAGCGCCCCCAGACCTGATGGTCTGGGGGCGCTCCTCTTTCCACTGGTGCAGATCCCCGCTAGAAGACCTGCACCACCGCACCGGCTAGCGGGACCGGTCCGGCCCAGCCACACCGATACCTACACCGCCACCGGCATCTGCTGCACCGGAGGCATCCCCGGCGACATCGGCGCCGCCGCCGGAACCCGCCGAACCCGCTTGGTCGTCTTCGCAGCCTTGCGCCCATGACGACCACAGGTGCAACCCGGCTGGCAACGCCGCGCTGCACTCTTCGCCGCCTGCGCCGCCGCAGCAGCAGCGGCCGCCTGAGCAGCAGCGGCAACCTCGGCCTCGCCAGTCTCGACCGTCAGACCCAACCGGCTGACCTCGATCAGCGAAATCGTCGCGACCACCATCATCCCGTCGATCAGCAGCGGGTAGATGTACTGGGCCCCACCGTCCTCACCGAGCATGCCGGCCACACTGACCATGTGCCAGTAGCTCACCCAACCACTGAAACCCGCGAGGGCCAGCGTAATGATGAGCCGCACGACGCCGAGGACCCGACTGTGGATCGGGATCCGGACGACCATCTCCATCGAGATGAACAGGACGACCGGGGCCAGCGCCGACAGGGTCGCGCTGGAAAAGGTCTGCCAGTCCTGGTCGTGAGGGCGGGTGAGCGAGTGGATCACGTTGGCGGTCACTGAGGTGACGATGCCGAAACCGAGCGCGAATCGTACGCCGCGCTGCAGGTTCCGGATCCGCGCCGTGGTGAAGTTGTTCATGACATCCTCCCGGATGTGGTTACTGCCGCACTCTGCGGTCAGCCCCCGCGACTGACCGTGGTGCGGGCGGGGTTTCTCAATGCGGCAAGGGTTGGCGCACTCCGGTGTCGGGTGCGGCGGCTGACCCTGCGCTATCCGAGATAGTTGTTAAGGAAAGCTTTCTGGAGTTTTCAAACAACGGCGCCGGAGTCGAGGTTACATGGCTGGGGGCGTAAGGGCAATCGCCCCACACCCCCAGCCCCGATCACGCATCAATGCCGGCCGGCAACTCGATCTCATAGTCGAGCGACCACGTGTCGACGCACATCGCACACATCGACTCCTGGTGGTCGCAATCCCACGGATCGCACCATTCGACTGGCTGCCATTCCAACGCCGAGGCCGTCACGAACAACTGACCGTCGGCGGTCCAACCCTCCGGGTGATCGATGAGCACCCGCGCGTAACGCTTCATCCCTGATCTCCAATCCTTAGGCCCGAGTGGCCCCCGCGAGGGATCGGAACGTTGTGAGCGTCCCGATCCCTACGGCCGATCACTCGGAGCTATTCGGCGCTCCTGTTCTGCAACGCCACCCTGACCGCTTCGGTCAACGCCGCGATCGTCGCCAGCGTCTCGTCGATCGTCAGCCGTACCTGCGTCTGGCACTCGCCGGCCGTACCGATCTCGGCCGTCCCGATCAGATCGATGAGGTCATCGCCATCGTCGACCACAACCGTCAACCCGAACCGCTCATCGTCCACGGTCGTCTGCGCGTACTCCGCCATCTGTGTTTCCTTTCGTCTGTTACCGTTGGGCCAGACAGCCCGGGCGGTACTGGGAATGTTGTGAGCATCCCCAGCACCACCCCGGTCGTCTGGATCTACGCGGTGACTCCGAACTGGACCCCGATCACCCGGAGCCACAGGTCATCCGGCCCGTGCCAACTGGCCCCGCAACCGTCGATATCGATCGTCGCGACCTGCGGGCCGTTCCAACCCGGACCGAACACCCGCCATTCTTGATGGAACGGTTCGGCCTCGCCGGTGCCGTGCAACTCGGTCGGATAACCGGCCGCCCAGAGCAGGCCCGCCCATTGGGCTGCCTCGCGGTATTGGGCGGTGACGCTCGGAAGCTGCGTCGTCATATCCATGTCGATCTCCTTTCGTCCGGGCCGAACGACCCGCCGCGCGGGGCCCGGTCGCCCGGGCCCCCACGGTCGAACGTTCGGATCAGCTGAACCGCGGCTTCCGCTGCGGCAGTTCGCCCGTCTCGATCCATCCGGTCAACTCCACCGCGAGCTCAATTAGCTCCCGCGCTGTCGTGTCCGGCTTCACGACCCGGCTCGCCGCCTGCAACGCCGCTGCCCTGATCTCCTGCTCGCTCATGCTGCTCTCCTCGCGTTGTCGGTCCGGGCGGACTGCCCGGGCCGCCACGGCGCCCGAGGGCGCACCGTGATTCGGTGTTTCTTCCTGCGGCTTCAAGGGGAGCCGAGGTACCTCGGGACTCTCACCTTGGTGTGTGATCTCGATGTGTCGATCGTCGTTCGGACGCCCCCGACTCTCACGGGCTGAGGTGTGGTGCTTCTCCGCGTTACTAGGCCGTCGTCACATCCGCCGGGCTCGCACCGGCCTTGGCTCGTCTTAGCGTCTCGGCTCCCCATGGAGCCGCAGGGTTTTTGGTTCGCCCACACGTTGATGGGTTCTTTCCCGATAGCCCTCCTGCTGCCCTCGCGGGTCCCGGTTTCTGGCTAGTGGTCTGAGCTATTTTCTTTATCTACCTAGAAGTTTACCCCCCACCCCTGATACGGTCAAGGCTGGGGGGTAGAAGACGGATGTGATCTAGGTCACAAAGACAGAGAAGCCCTCCGGCGCAGGGACCGGAGGGCTTCCATGCCGGATGGTCAACCCCGGCGGGCGGCGAAGCACGCACGACCAATAACCCAGAACCTACACCCACACCCCTAGCCTTGACAACCCCTCCCCCCCAGTCATACAGTCAAGCCATGCCCAAAACTGACCCCGGCCGCGACATCCTCAACGGACTGATCGAGGACCTCACCGCGATCAAGCGACTTCCCCCCGAAGAACGGATCCTCGCGATCGTGCCCCTCCTCGACCGGTCCGGCGGCGACGGCAACAACGCCGAAAGCCGACTCTCCGCCGTCCGCGCCCACGCCGCCCGCGAAGCGGCCGAAGCCGCCGGAGGCCAGACCGCGCTCGCTCTCAAGCTGGGCGTCACCCCCCAGCGCATCAACACGATCATCACCGGGAAGACCACCAGCAGCCGCAGAAGGGCCGCTAAGACTGGCGCCGCCGGGGGGTGACCTCGGATCCCCCCCGACGGCGCCCCCCCCTATGCAAGCCCCAGCCCCGAGGCCATCTCCGGTACAGGGAGGAAACGCCTTCGATTCCCCCGGGGCCGAAGGCACGTGGTTCAACTCCACGCTGGGGCCGAAGAACAGATCACCCCAGCGGGGGGATAGCCCCGCTAGGGCGACGATGGGAACCAATCTAACCCGGAAGGATGGTCCCGTGACCACCATACAGGCCCCCGACATCGCCACGTTGCGAATCGCCACCATCCGCCTGATCGCGGACCTCGTCGAGTTGCGACCCGCTCCCGACGAGATCTCAATGTCCGCGCACCTGTTCAGCCTTGGACCCTGCTACCGGCTCGACATCCGATTCACCAACTTTGACGACCTGCTCGTCTGGGCCGGGGCCGAACGCGAAGCCGGGCACCACTTCACCGACATCAAAAGCCACCTCACCGGCGACCGGCTCGTCCGGAGCTATTCGAGCCAGATCGTCTACCTTGAGCCCCGGTGGCACGGCTGGCACCAGGTCTACCTGCGCTGCACCGAAGCCGTCCAGTGCGGATGTGGCGAATGAGCCGCGGCCCCGAGGGTTCTGTCACCTCCGAAGACGGCGCCCGGTTCTACACTATCGACAACGACCAGTACTGGTCCGTCACCACCGCCCTCAACATTATGGCTAAGGAAGGACTGACCTGGTGGGCCGCCGGCCTCGCCGCCGAAGCCGCCTTCACCGAACTACCCCGCCTCACCGTCGCATCCATCACCAAACCCTGCGGCAACACCTTCAGCAAATGCCGCCAAGGCAAAGGCGACAACGGCCACGACTGGCGCCTGCACTGCCCCACCTGCCCCTGCCGCAAATGCCGACCCTGCGTCCAGGAATGGATGCGCCGCCTCCACACCGAGAAACGCGACGAGCGGGCCGACGAAGGCGTCCGCACCCACGACTGGATCGAACACTGGGTCCTCAACGACGGCCAGCAGCTGGGCATCACCGAAGACATCGCCCCCTACATCCGGGCCTTCCTGGCGTTCGTCAAAGCCTACGGGCTCACCCCCGACTCGTGGCTGTTCACCGAAGCGACCGTCATCAACAGGGCCATCCGCAGCGCCGGCACCACCGACGGGGGACTCCGATTCTGGGCCACCGCAACCGAATTGGCGGCGCTGCTGGTCGCCCGGGTGCTGCAGCTGCCGGTGTCCCGGGTGGTCGCGGACAACATGCACGCCGATGTGATCTTCGATACGAAAACCAAGGCCCCGCTGGCCGAGGGCAAGTCGGTGAAGGTCTACCCGACCGTCGCGTTGCAGATGGCCGCCTACCGCTGGTCCCCCATCATCCGGTTGAAGACCACCGGGGAGGAGCGGGCCATGCCGGACCTGCACGGGGCGTTGGCGCTGCTGCTCTATCCGGACATGGCCGCGCCACGCCTGTGCGTCTCGGACGAGACGACCTACGACGCCTTCGTCCATGCCCTGAACCTCTACCGGTGGAACGTGGAATACGGATCCGCCTCGACGGCGGAGAAGTCGTTCCCGATCCCTGCCGAACCGGCGTCGGCCCCGGCCGAACCTGGCCCCCCGATTTCGGGCGATGAGGCGCTCGTCAAGCCGATGGGACGGGCTCGCAAGGCCACCGGTGCTACGCCGGCGAAAAAGGCGCCCGGGCGACGAAGGCCGCCGGCAATGCCACCCTCGCGTCCATGACCGCCAAATCCGCCCCCCATCCGAACTCGCCCATGGGCGACCACATCCCGTTCTAGGAGAACCCCATGGGAAACAGGATCATGTTCCGGCAAGACGATGGGATCCTTGCCGCCCAGCGGCGCCTGCGCCGGCTCGGCCGGATCCGCACCGGCTGGTCCGAGCCCTACCAGAAGGACGGCCGGGAACTGCGCCGCCCGGTCCGGTCCAAGACGATCGTCCTCAGCTCCGCCCAGCGGGTCTGCCTCGACGCCGCCGCCGACCAGTGGGGCGGCACCGTCGAACGGTGGCAGCCCCAGGGCAACAACCCCGAGGTGTGGCGGCTGGTCACCGAACGGGACGGCATCGAGGCGATCCTCCCGCCCGGCGACCCGCTGAACCAGTCGATGGAGATGTGGTCCGGCGGCGGTTGCACCCGCCGCTGTGACGGTGTCACCGACTCGATCTCCGGGCAGCCGTGCCTCTGTGCGGCCCAGTTCGGCGCGGACTTTCACCTTCAGAAACCGGTCCGCGGGGTGCCGCAGGTGTGCAAGCCCACGTCCCGGCTCGAAGTGTTCCTCGACCTGGCCGACTTCGGACTGTGGGGGGTGGAAACCCACTCCTACTATGCGATGTTGGAGATGGCCGGCACCGTCGACCTGATCAAGGCGAAGGTCGGGCCGGAGGCGATCATCCCGATCCGGTTGCGGATCGACCCGCGGAGCCGGCTCGTCGACGGGAAGTCAACCCCCTACCCGGTGATCGTGGTGGAGTTGCAGGGCCGCGGGGTGGTGGCGCAGATCCTGTCCGGTGCGGTGGACGGCCTGGCGATCGAACCGGCGGCGCCGGCCCGGGCGGCCATCACGGCCACCGCCGAACCCGCCCCGGCCCCGACACCGCCGGCGCAGCAGCGTGACAGCGGTGTCGTGTTCGCGGTGGCCCAGCCGCCGGAGGAGACCAGCCCCCGGCCGGCGACCGATGAGGAGATGGTCAACCTTCGGATCCTCATCTACAGCACCAAGGACGAGCCGGACGCACGGGCCCTGTTCTCCGCGATCGGTGAGATCGAGAACCTGTCGAAGGACCAGCGGGCTGCCCTCGTCCAGGACTTCTGGGTTCAGAAACGGCGCCTCACCAACCGGGCCACCGACGAGGACGAGGCCACCGCCGCCCGGGTTCTTTGGCCATCCTCGTCCGACCCATCGCCCTACGAGACCGGCCCCGTCGACCCGCCGGAGGACCCGCCGCTCAGCACGATGGACGAGGAGCAGGAACGGGCCGGCATCTGGATGCAGATCATGGGGATCGCCGGGGCCCGCGGCTGGGACGCCACCCAGACCGCCGCCGAGATGGTCACCGTCACCGACCGCACCCCGCTCGAGGCGGACAGTCGGGACATGAACAGGTTCCTCAACCACCTGAAAGGACCCGGCCGGTGAGGTGGCTCATCGGCAAGCCGTTCGCCACCTGGGACCTGGAAACCACCGGCGTCAACGTCGAAACCGACCAGATCGTCACCGGCAGCATCACCGTACTATCCCCCGGCGAACCAACGTGGCTGCTCGACACCGGCTCCTGGCTCGCCGCGGTCAAACACATCCCGGCCGAAGCGAGCGCGGTGCACGGCATCACCACCGACTTCGCCCAGGCCAACGGCGAGCCACCGTTCGACGTGATCCGATCCATCCGGGAAGCCCTCGGCGATCTACTCTCCGGCCACATGGCCATCGCCGGAATGAACCTCGCCTTCGACTTCACCATCCTCGACCGCGAATGCCGCCGCTGGGGCCTGCCACCCCTCACCGACCTGAACCGGGTCATCGACGTCTACGTCATCGACAAATGGCTCGACCCCTACCGCCCCGGCGGCCGCAAGCTCACCGACATGGTCCAGTTCTACGGAGTCCGCCACGACGGCGCCCACGACTCCACATCGGACGCCATCGCCGCCGCCCGCATCGCCTACCGGATGGCGCTCGTGACCAGGACGGAGCATTATCAGCTAAAGGAGTTTTACAAGACCGTCGGCCGGCGCCGCCCGGAAGAGATCGCCGACCGGTGGACGGAACTGGCCACCATGGACCCGACCATCCTGCACCAGGCCCAGATCGGCTGGCGGCAGGAACAGCAGGGCTCCCTGGCCGAATATCTGCGGGCCAAGGGAAACCCCGATCCGGACTGCGACCCGCACTGGCCGATCAAACCCCTCCCCCGGGGAAAGGAGACAGACGATGGCTCGTGACTACGCCGCCGAGATCCGGGCCCTGATCGACGCGGAAACCGCTCACGGGGCCTACAACGCCCGGGAGGTCGCGGCCCGGATCGTGGTGAAGCTCGAGGCCACCGACCCGGACCTGTTGGCGGCGTGGCTGGGCGCGCAGGCAATTTCGGTGATGTATGCCGCCATCAACCAGCGGGACCGGTCCATCCGCAGCCACGTCCGGCGCAGCGCCGCCGCGGCCGCGTTCGAACGGGACGCGGCGGCCGGCCCGGAGGCGATGGGCCGCTGGTTGAGCGTCCCCTATTCGGTGGACAACGGGGTCCGTAAGCAGCTGGGCGACATGACCGCGGTCGACCTAGCGGCGGCGGCCCGCTCCTACGGGGTGCGGGCAGTGGAGAACCGGATGGTTGAGGCTTTCCTTGTCGCGTTGGCGCGGCAGGTGGGGTCGGGGACGGTCCGGGATCGTTATACCGATGAGCAGCTGGGATCGATGTGGCTGTCGATCACCGGTGGTACCGCCCAGCCGTGACTACCCTTCCCGTCCCAACCCTGCCCGACCCGACTACCCCTCCCGTGCCCGCCCGACCCGATTCCGACTACCCCCACCATGCCGACCCGAGCCACCCTGACCTCCCCGCCCAGCCCGTACCAAGCCCGACTGTGCACACCGCACCTCACCTGCTCCGACGACCCGCACCCCCCCACGCCTACCCTCTCTTCCGACGACCCGCTCCGTGCCACCCCCATCCTGTTCGACGACCCACCTCGTGCCACGCCGTACCACATCTGCCCACCCCCGACTACTCAACCCGCCCCGACCCGTGACCGACGACTCAAGCCGCGCCGACCCTCTCCGACCCGACCGACGACTCAAGCCGAGCCTCGCCAGCCCCACCCGGCCCACACCGACAACCCATGCCGACCCGGCCCAAGCCGACAAGCCGATCCGACCCGCCCCCACCCGACTACCCAACCCGCACCCCCTCCGACAACCCAACCCATCCCGAACCTCGCCCGAGCCAACCCCGCCCCGACGACCCGAGCCCACCCAAGTCCACGCCGACCATCCGGCCCTGTCCAGTTCTCGCCCTCCCCGACGAGCCATGCCAGCCCAAACCGCACCCAACCCGACGACCCAAGCCAGCCCGCACCGCATCTCCCCGACCACCCCGCCCTGTCCAGCCCGTTCCACCTCCGACGAGTCACCCCGTGCCAACCCGCCCCGGACCCGGTCGACAATCCGTCCTTCCCCGCACCACACCGACGACCCAAGCCAACTCCAACCCCGGCCCGACGTTCCAACCCCAGCCGTGCCGCACCGACCCGCCGACCCGACCCTTCCCTTGCCCCCCGACCACCCCGCCCGCCCCACAACGACCCGCAACCGACAACCCATCCCACGCCGTTCCTCCTCGGCCCCGACTAGTCGACCCACACCAACCCTCATCCGACAAGCCACCCCGACCCGCACCCACCCAGTCCTTCCCGACAGCCCACACCGAACCGTGCCCATCCGACTACCCATGCCCCGTCTGCCCGGCCCACCCCTTCCCTCACCGACAAGCCACACCTACCCCGACCAGCCCTCACCGACGATCCACCCCCGACCCACCCGCCGCCGACAATCCAACCCCTCCCACGCCACTCCCTCCGACAAGCCGTTCCGACCCGGCCCACCCCCCAACGACTACCCAGGCCCCACCAGACCTTTCCCCGACGAGCCCATCCATCCCGCCCCTTCCCAGCCACGACAACCCAAGCCGCACCGGAACCCACCCGCCCCACCCCGACAAGCCGATCCGCCCCGTTCCCACTCGCCCCCGACTACCCCTCCCATGCCGCTCCGGCCCGACGATCCTGCCCGACCCTGCCCATCCCCCCAGCCGACGATCCATGCCACCCCTTAACCACTCCGGACCGACAAGCCACTCCGCCCCTTCCCAGATCTCACCTGACTACCCAAACCAGCCCAGGCCCGCCCCGACTACCCGTCCCGAACCACTCCACAACCCAACCCGACCACCCGAGGCGCCCCTCACCACCCCGACAAGCCGACCCACCCCGTAACTCCCCCCGACATCCCACGCCACATCACACCCGCCCGGCCCCGACTACCCGAACCACCCCATCCCGTGCCTACCCCGACCATCCAGAACACCACAGCCCGACCCGACCCCGACCCCCCGAGCCAACCCTCCCCGGACGACTATCCCGAACCCGCCGGCCCGACCCAGTCCGACATGCCTCCCCAACCCACCACAACGACTACCCTGGCCCATCCGCTCCAAGCCGACCCGACGAGCCCCTCCCGGCCGATCCTGCACCGAACAACCCACACCCGACCCACCAACCCAAAGGAAAACCAATGACCTCCGTATTCGCCAAATACACCCCCATCGCCTACCCCCACCAATACACCGCAACCCTCACCGTCAACCGACTCGCCGGCGGCATACCCTCCGACCCCAAAGTCGCCGAAGGCTGGCTCAAAACCAAACTCGTCGGCAACCGCGACGACCTCATCCGCCAAGCCGTCGCCGAAGCCATGGCCGAACGCGGCATCACCGCCGAACAAGCCGCCAAAGAAGTAGACACCCTCAAACACCTCAACGGCTTCAAGCGCCAACCCTGCCCCCAATGCCCCACCACCGAATGCGCCGGCAAACACGAGCTCTACATCGAAGGCCGCCAAGCCAAAGCCCTCATCAAAGAAGCCGCGAACGTCCGCTGGCCCTGGCCCATGTACAACTGGACCATCAACGGACTCCGCAAATCCGGCGAGGTGAAAGGCGAAGGTAAAGGCAAATCGACGATGTCCCACATCGCCGAACACATCTTCGTCCAGGAAGACCGGATCCTCCTCGGCGTTTATGAACCCGACGAGGTCGAGCAACGCTTCGTCCACACCTTCCGCGGGTCCGGCATCCAATACGAAGAGATCGTCCGCACCGCCACGGTCGTCATGACGGTCGCCACCGACCACGACCTCACCGAGGAACAGTGGGCACTGCTGTGGCTCACCGCCCAGGAGATCGGCATCGGCTCCTCCCGCTCCCAAGGGTTCGGCCGGTTCGAGGTCACCGGTTGGGAGCCGGTCAACTTGCGCGGCGGCCGGCGATGACCGGCAGCGTCCTGTTCTGGCTGACCCTGGTCATCTTCTCCACCGCCGCCCTCACCGCCCTCGTCGTGGCCCCCCTCGCAGCCCGGTGGGCCACGGCCCGGGCCGAGCACCTGGCCGAACATGAGATCGTCCAGGCCGTCCTGTGGGCCGATCACCCCCTGGACGTGCTCCGCTTCTACGCCCGATACAGGCCCGAACCGCCGGAGGAGCTCGACCCGGACCAGCTGGACCGGCTCACCCGGCATCCCGACCCGGGCACGGCCGCCCTCGCCACCCACCTCGTGCGGCCGGCCGTGCCCGAACCGGGCGCCTCCACCTCCCACCGGCGGCAGCGCCGGCCCTTCACCGGCTGGCTCGAGGAGACCTTCAAGCCCACGCCGCAGGTCGCCGACGACCAGGCCGACGTCGCCATCGACGCCGAACTTGAGATCATCTTCCCCGTGCCCCCCGCCGACCCGGAACCCGACCCCATGCCGGCAGCCATACCAGCACCGGCCGGGGCGGCTGCGGCCCTGCTGACCCTCGACCCCGGCTGGCGCGACGACGCGAAACTATGCCCCCGCTGCCACGGCGCCACCCGCATCCAAAACGGCTCCTTCGCCACCATGTCCGTCACGCGGGAAGTGAACGATGTTCCCATCTGGAGACCGTGCCCCGACTGCTGCTGCACCTGGCTCGGCTGCGGCCTCTACACCGGCGGCGGCTTCTGCACCCCCCACCAGGAGGCCGACGATCTCGCCGCGGAGTCTGAGGCGAAGAGGAGCGCCGACGTATGACCGCCACCACAACCCGCCGCCGCACCGCCGCGGCGGCGGGCCCCGACACCAGCCCAGCCCGATCATTCACCCGGATAGTCGGGATCGACATGTCCTTGACCTCCACCGGCGTCGCCACCCTCTACTCCTATAACGACCTCGCCGAAATACAGACGATCGCCTACACCGTCAAGGTCCCCAACGATGCGCCCCTCTCCGACCGATACCGCCGCATCCGCCACATGGTCATCCCGTTCCACCAGATCCTCGGCAGCAACGACCTGATCGTCATCGAAGGCGCAGCAGCCGGCGCAGTCGGCGGGCACGCCTGGGACCGGGCCGCCGCCTGGTGGCAGATCGTCGGGATCGCCCTGGAGATCGAATGTCCGGTCGTGGTCGTCAACCCCAGCACCCGGGCGAAGTGGGCCACCGGCAACGGCCGCGCCGACAAAGCCGCCGTCGCCGCCGCCATGACCCGCCGCATGCCGGACACCGTGTTCAACAACTCCGACGAGTCCGACTCGGCTGCCCTGGCCTGGATGTGCGCCCAGCGCCTCGGCTGGCGCCCCGCCACCAAGACAGAACTGGCCGCCCTCACCCCGATCCGCTGGCCCGCCGGAGTCCACGCATGAACACCAACAACCCCCTCCCCCTGGACGCACACGGCCCGATCCTTTGGAGACCTTCCCTCGAATACGAACCCCTCACCTGCCCCCTACCCGAATGCGGCCAGCCGCTCTACATCACCACCACCCACGACCGGGCCATCCACATCGCCGACCTACGCGGCAAACCGCCCACATGGATGTTGAAAGACACCGACTCGCAAACCCGGACCTGGCAGATCGGCTGCGGCGCCGGCCACGTGGTCCTCCTGCCCGACGAAAACCCCTACTGCCCATGCGGGCAGGACACCTGCCCCGAACACGAGGGCTACGACAACTCCGACGAATACCGGGACTTCCGGGGAAGCGACTGGATCCGGCTACGACACCTGATCGAACGGGTCAGCCATGGCTGAGCTCGAGGACATCCCCCTCTTCGACCTGCCTCCCAACGCCACTATCGGCCCGGCCGAACCCGCGGCCCCGCTCACCGACGGGCAACGCCGCAACCAACGCCACCTCGAACGCATCGCGCACGGCATCCACCCCCTCGGCGCACCCCTCCGCCTCCACCCCGACGCCGACCGCACCGGCAGCCGCGACGCCCCCGGCCCCCGCTGCGGCACCTGCCGGTTCCGGACCCTCATCGGCGGCCACGCCCGCTCCTACCCGAAATGCATCTGGCCCGCCGACCAGTTCATCCGCTACCGCGACTCCCCCCGGGTCAGTAACTCCATCACCTCCGACGTACGCACCTGGTGGCCGGCCTGCACCGACTACCAACCCGCCGCCACCAAGGAGAACCCATGACCCGACCCGAACCGCCTCCCGCCCCCGACGGCTACCGTTTCGAACCAGACCCCGAACCCGAAACCCGGTGGCGGATCCCCCGCATCATCAAACAATGCCGGGCGTTCGACCACACCCTCGGGGTCCGCGTACGCTGCCGGCGCCGGGGCGCCATCGAAACCAACCGCAGCAGCCGCGGCGGCCAGAACTGGTGGGCCTACTGCCCCGACCACGCCTACGGCCGCTGGATCGAAAACGGCCACATCATGTACTGGCGCCTCGTCGCCGTGACCGACCATGTCTGACCCCACCCACACCTGCCCCGGCCAATGCGGCACCCAAGTCCCCTACCGCCTCCTCGCCTGCAAACCCTGCTGGTGGCGCCTACCCAAACCACTCCGCAACGCCCTCAACACCAGCCACCGCAAAGGCGGCCCCGCCCACCGCGGCGCCCTCCAAGCCGCCCTGCGCTGGTACGCCAACAACCCACCGGAGGAAACCTGATGCCCGAGCTCACCTTCGCCACCGTGTCCACCACCAACGTCGCCCGCTGCCACCGCTGGCACCCCGACTTTGACGACGAAGACCCCAGCTGGACCGGCGCCGACTGGTCCAACGCCATGGCTGGCGAAGCCGGGGAGGTATGCAACGTCATCAAGAAACTGCGCCGCGACGACCTCGGCATCCGACAGGCCGCCGCCGACACCCGCGGCGCCCTGCTCGCCAAACTGGCCGACGAAATCGGCGACGTGTTCCTCTACCTCGACCTGCTCGCCCAGTTCTACGGCCTCAACATCGACCGGTGCATCGCCGACACCTTCAATCGGGTCTCCCAACGCGAAGGCTTCCCCGAGCGGCTCCCCATCACCGAACCCTGGGAGGAGCCCACCGCGTGACCACCACCACCTGCACCGCCACCCGCCACGCACCCACCCACACCGCCTACAACCACTGGGGCTGCCGCTGCCCCACCGCCCGCCACGCCATCCGCACCTACCGAAAACACCTCCAAGCCGGCCACCGCCCACCCCACCTCCACGACGCCACCGGCACCCGCCGCCGCATCCAAGCCCTCTACGCCATCGGCCACACCACCCACACCATCGCCCCTTATGCCAACCTCACCCCCTTCCAAATCCGCGACGCCGCCCGCCGCCGCCACGTCACCGCCCACACCGCCGTCGGCATCGCCACCGCCTACAACACCCTCCGCCACACCCCCGGCCCCTCCACCGTCAACACCGCCCGCGCCCACCGCCACCACTGGCCCACCCCCGCCGACTGGGACGCCTGGGGACCCGGCCACATCGACTACCCCGACCAGCCCGACCCCGTCATCGACCCCGTCGCCATCCACCGGGTCATCACCCGACAGGCCCGTCTGGACATCCTGACCCCACCGGAGCAGGCTGCCCTATACCACCAACTCCACCCCACCCTCACCGACGGACAAATCCGGCACCGCCTAGGGTTGTCCGCCGCCCAGCTCCACCGCATCACCCGACACGCAGAAAGGCACCCACCATGACCAACAACAGCCCAACCCCGGCCACCGGCGGAGCCGACGACGGCGAACCCTTCTACCGACCTTTCACCGACGTCCTCCGCGAAATCGGCCGCGGCGGCTTCGCCGGAGACCTGTCCAAAGCCCTCTCCGAACTCGTCGCCGCCGTCGTCGAACACCAGAAAGGCGGCACCCTCACCGTCACCCTGAAAATCGAACCGATCAAAGAATCCACCGCCGACGCCCTCACCGTCTCTGGCACCTGCACCGTCAAAAAGCCCACGATGCCCGCCACGTCCCTCTTCTACGGCGATGAGGACGGACTCCTCACCCGCAACGACCCCCGCCAAATGCCAGCCCCCTACGCCGACGACCAGGCGATGATCGAAAGGAACACCCGCCGATGAGCACGTTCTCCTACCGACCCGACCCCCCAGAAGCCACCCTCGAAGCCCAGGGCGCCCGCACCGAAAACGACACCATCGCCGAACTCGCCCGCCGCGCCGCCGGCCGCGCCGAACCCCTCGAACTCGGCGGCTACTACATCGTCCACGACGGCAACGGCGGCACCACCACCCACGACCTCACCGGCGACCGGTGGCGCGACCACCCCCGCCGCATCCGCGAAACAGTCCAACTCACCCACATCGACTCCCTCCTCGACTACTGGGGCAAACACGCCCACCCCGAATCCGAAATGTGGGCCAACCCCAACAAGCGCACCCTCACCGCCATCATCGACGCCCACGGCCCCGCCATCCTCGGCGAAGGACCCGACCCCGACTGGCAAGCCCACCGGGCCCACCTCGAACTCCACCTCTCCGACCCCCTCAACGCCTGGATCGCCAACAACGACAAACCCCTCACCCAGGAAGCATTCGGGGAGTTCCTCGAGGAACAAATGCCCTACATCACCAACCCCGCCGGCGCCGACCTCATGGAAATGGTCCACACCCTCGAAATCGTCCAACACGCCGAGTTCAAATCCGGCATCCGACTCAAGACCGGCGCCCGGGTGATGCAGTTCCTCGAAACCGTCGACGGCCGCACCAAAGACAACCGCGTCGAAATCCCCGACCAACTCACCCTCCGCCTCCCCATCTGGCGCGGCGACACCGACACCCACGAACTCACCGCCCGGTTCCGCTACCGCGCCAACATCCCCCGCCCCGGCTCCGTCGCGCTCCTCTACAAGCTGAACAGCCTCCGGGAGCTCCTCGACGGGGCCTTCGCCATCACCATCTCCACCATCGCCGAACAGATCGGCCGACCCGTCTACCGCGGCACCCCCGCCCCGCCCCACGAATAACGAATAACCGAAAACAGCAATCCGACAATCCTGTCCGGCAGGGCCACCACCACAGGATGGGGCCCTGCCGGAACCCATTACCCGGGGGAGACACACCATGACCGACCACCAACCGATCACCGCCGAAGCCGCCGAACGCGCCGCCCTCGCCGTCGCCAAAACCTCCCGCCCCACCACCCACTCACAACTCTGCCCCGTCTGGACCCGCAAAACCGGCATTGACAAATGCGACTGCTGGATCCTCACCGACGCACGACGCCTCGTCGACGTCGCCGTCACCGAGCTCAACCGGACGCCCGCCGCCCCGCCACCCTGCTGCGACCTGCACAACGAACATTGCGAACCGCCAAGCGAGCTGTGCTGCGAAGGCTGCACCGAGACCGGCCACCCGGAACATCGCGACGGCCGCACCTGCGTCCTGGACGGGGCGCACCGTGGCTGAGATCCCCGCCGAAGCTTTCGAGGCGGCCCGCGCCGCCTATGACCGCACCGTCATCACCAGCGGCGCCCCCGGACACCGCCTCGGCCACCACGACGCCATCATCGCCGCCGTAACCGCGGCCGCCCCGCACCTTATTGCCCAGGGACGCCACCAAGCCGCCGCCGCGATCCGGGCCGTCGACGTGCAGCACGTCATCCACCTCGACGGCGACACCACCCGCATCGGCCTCACCATCGCCGCCCGGCTCGCCGAAGGACTGTCACCAGCTGAACGAGCCGAGCGTCAACTCCGCGAATCCCGACAACGCCAAGCCGGCCTCGACATGGACCGCATCGAACGCCGCGCCAGCGCCAACCCCACCTGACCCAACGCCCCACCCCGTCCCAACCCGCCAACCCGAGGGGGCCCCATGGACCAACCCCACGACCCCCACGCCGAACAAGCCATCATCGGCACCCTCCTCTGGGACCCCACCCTCCTCCCCACCATCAACGCGATAATCGCCCCCGCCGACATGTACAACCCCAACCACACCACCATTTATCAAACCATCACCAACCTCGCCCCCCTCGGACCCATCGACCCCATCACCACCGCCCACGCCCTCCACCAAACCGGCCAACTCACACGCATCGGCGGACCCAACTACCTCCACACCTGCCTCGCCGCCGCCAACCCCACCAACGCCCTCCAACACGCCCACATCATCGCCACCCACGCCACCACCCGCGCGTTGAAACTCCTCGCCGCCCGCATCAACCAAACCGCCGACACCCCCGACCCCCACCTCCGCCAAACCCAACTCGAAACCCTCCAAACCCAACTCACCAACACCATCAACGGGACCCGCCACCAACTCAACGGCCGACACCACCACCTCCAACCAGCCAACCAATTTAGGATCCTCGCCGTGAAATGGCTATGGAACACCCGAATCCCCATCGGAGAAATCACCCTCATCTCCGGCCGCGAAGGCGTCGGCAAATCCATCTTCCTCGCCTGGATGGCTGCCGCCATCACCAACGGAAACCTCCCCGGCCAATGGCACGGCACCCCCCGCGCCGTCCTCTACGCCGCCGCCGAAGACTCATGGAACTACACCATCGCCCCCCGCATGCTCGCCGCCGGCGCCAACCTCGACCTCGTCTACCGCATCGACATGGAAAACCCCGACGGCACCCACACCGGCATCAACCTCCCCACCGACATGCACCACCTCGGCGCCGCCGCCGCCCAAGCCGACGCCGCAATCCTCATGCTCGACCCCCTCCTCTCCGTCTTCGACGACGACATCAACGTCTTCAAATCACCCGAAGTCCGCGCCGTCCTCCAACCCCTACGCGCCGCCGCCGAAACCAGCGGCATCGCCATCGTCGGACTCGCCCACTACAACAAAACCAAACACCCCGACTCCAACTCCATGATCGCCAACAGCCGGGCGTTCGTCGAAGTCGCCCGAGCCGCAATAGCAATAGCCGTCGACCCCGACGCCGACGAATACACCTGCGTCGTCACCCAAGGCAAAAACAACCTCGGCACCCTCACCCTCCCCTCCCTCAACTACACCATCGACGACGTCACCCTCGAAACCGAAGACGGCGACGACGCCCACGTCGGACGCCTCCGCTGGACCGGCGAATCCGAAGTCACCGCCGACGAACTCCTCACCGGCACCGCCGGCGACCGAACCCTCTCCGAAGCCTCCCAAGCCATCCTCGACTGGGTAACACAACGTCCCCCGCCAGTCACCGTCGGCGAAGTGGTCAAAGAGTTCGAAGGGGAAATCAAATACGAAACCGTAAAAAAGACCCTCGCCAGACTGGCCCGCTCCGGACGCCTCCTGTCCCCGGGACGGGGCCTCTACCAGAGCCCCACCAAACCCGTCAGAAACCGGCAACAGAGGACAAACAGCAACCCAAAACCGGGACACCCCCCCATACCCTTTGTCCCCGTCCCCACAGTCCCCAATGTCCCCCATACTTATATAACTACTGCTCAGAGAGAGAGAGAGAGAGAGACAGAGGGGGTAATAGAGGTGTCCCCAGGGACAGAAGAACAGAACGGAATAAACGGACAGAGGGGGCAAGAAGGAAGGGGGACCTTAGGGACAGGGACTATGCCATCCCCTGCGCGCGCGATACCTGATCAACAAGCATCTGTCGACCCCGCCCCCAACCCCGCCCCAGACCCCGACGACGAACCCGAGGAATGGTGGAAAAAATGACCCAACAAATCCCACTATCCTCAGTGGACGCCTGTGACCAATGTGGACAGACACACGTCGCCCCCAACGGCGCCACCCCCTGCGCCGGCCACAACCCCTGCCGCCGCCGCGCCACCCGCGGCCGCTACTGCACAATCTGCACCGCACAAGAAACCCTCGCCCCCGTCGCCGCCCGGCCCGTCAACAACCCGTTCGAACGCCTCGCCGTCCTCGCCGGGAAACTCGAAGCCTGGATGGACGTGGCCGCCGACCGGCTCGCCCGACAAACCTCATTCGGCGACGGGGAGGGTCGCCTGCGGGCTGAGGTGAAAGCGTTCAACGCGATAGCCAGCCGGCTCGGTTACCTCCTGGCCCTGATGACGAAACTGGACCTGGACGAGCGGGCGATCCAGTTGGACCGGTTGCAGGCCGACCAGTTGCGGCACCTGTTGGAGGCGACGATGAGGGATCCGGAGCTCGGGCTGTCGGAGGAGCAGCAGGCCGAATGGCCTCGGGCGTTTGCTCGGGCGGCCCGGTTGCGGGTGTCGGGTGGGGAAGCGATCACAGTGGACGGTGAGGTCGCATGAGCTCGGGCCGGGCCCTGGTGCTCCGCGGCGACGCCGCCCACCTCCCCCTCGCAGACAGCAGCGTCGACCTGATCGTCACCTCACCCCCCTACTACGCCCTACGCAGTTACACCGACGGCGGCGCCCACTACCCCGGGCAGATCGGCTCCGAACCCACCCCCGCCGCCTACATCGACGCCCTCATCGCCTGCACCCAAGAGTGGGCCCGGGTCCTCAAGCCGGGCGGGTCGATGTTCATCGACCTCGGCGACGTCTACGACGCCGGCACCACCACCAGCCGGCGCAACGGCGGCGATCGGCTCGCCGACGGCCGCACCGGCGCCTCATGGAACGCCGGTGTGCAGCGCGCCACCAACGGGCGACGTAAATCGCTGATGCTGCTACCCGAGCGGTACCGCATCGCCGCCGTCGACCGGCTTGGCCTGATCTGCCGCGCCGTCATCGTGTGGGCCAAACCCAACGGCCTGCCGGAGAGCGTGACCGACCGGGTCCGCCGCTCCCACGAGGACTGGGTCCACCTCACCAAGGCGCCGCGGTACTACTCGGCCGTCGATGAGATCCGCGAGCCGCAGGCCACTCTCGGCGAAAGACACGGCATCAAGACAGGCGGCAAGTACGGTCCATCATCTCGCAACAACCCAACGCCACCCCGGGCACTCGACCCGTTGGGGAAGCTGCCCGGGTCGGTGTGGTCGATCCCCACCGAACCCCTGCAAGTCCCGCCCGAGCTCGGCGTGGACCACTTCGCCGCCTACCCCACCGAATGGCCCCGCCGGCTCATCCTCGGCTGGTCCCCACCCGGCATCTGCACCACCTGCGGCGAAGGGCGGCGCCCCACCACCACCACCCCGATGCAGTGGCGCGAATCGCCCACCATCGCCGGCCGCACTAACGGCAACCGCCGGCCGATGTCCGGCACCATGCTCGCCGCCGGGTCGACGGCGATCGTCGGCTACGTATGCGCCTGCACCCCCCACACCGACCACCCCGAACGCCAACAGCCCAGCGTCACTCCCGGAAAGGCACTGGGCCGCGGCCACCAGGACAACGACACCCGCGCCGCCCAAGCAGACACCCGCCACCACGGCAACGACTGGCCCGCACGCCAACCCGTCCGCGACTGGCACCTCGACCAGTGGACCCCACCCCCCACCCGTCCCGCCGTCGTGCTCGATCCGTTCGGCGGCACCGGCACCACCGCACTCGTCGCCAAAGCCCTCGGCCGCACCGGCATCAGCCTCGACCGATCCGCCGACTACAACCGCATCGCCACCTGGCGCACCACCAACCCGCAAGAGTTCGCCAAAGCCATGCGGGTGCAGCGGCCCGAACCGGTCGCCCCCGACCAACTCGACCTATTCCAGATCGGCTGACCCATGGACGCCTTCGCCAGGCAACTCCTCCTCGTCGCCGACGACTACGACCCACCCCACACCGACCCCGCCGACACCCAACAACGCGTACACGACACCCGCGACCGCGCCGCACTCACCGACCCCGCCACCCTCGCCGCACACCTCAACCCCCGATACGTCCGCCGCCCCCACACCGACATCATCGGCCGAGAACTCGCCACCCTCGAACGGTCCTGGCGCTACGGCCGAGCCCACTACACCCTCGACCGCAACGCCGGCCACTTCGACCGACTCACCATCAACCTCCCCCCCCAGGTCGGCAAAACCTTCACCTGCGTCGAATGGGGCGCCTTCTGGTGGCTCTGCCTCCACCCCAACCACCACATCGTCATCGGCTCCTACGGCGACAGCCTCGCCGTCAAACGCGGCCGGGCCATCCGCCGCCTCGTCGTCCTCTACGGCCACCGCTACGGGCTGCGCCTCGAGAAAGGCACCGCCGCGGTCAAAGACTGGTCCCTCACCCAGGGCGGCGGGGTCCAGTCCGTCGGGGTCGGCGCCGGCGTCACCGGCAACCCGGCCGACATCGTCTTCATCGACGACCCGATCAAAGGCCGGCCCGAGGCCGAATCCCCCGAATGGCGGGAGAAAATCTTCGACTGGTACTCGGCTGAAATCACGTCCCGTCAATCCCCGGGGATGCCGATCGTTCTGCTGATGACCCCCTGGCATCCGAACGACCTGCGGGCCCGGGTGGTGGAGATGGAGGGCGACTGGGCGGAGGGTGGCCGGTGGCGGATGGTGGTCATGCCGGCCCTGTGCTCCAACCCGGACACCGACCCGCTCGGCCGGGCCGAAGGCGATCCCCTCCCCCACCCGGGGCTACCGGATGATCGGCAGATCCTGCTGGACCACTGGGTCGGGATCCAAGGGTCGGTGACCATCCGGGACTGGGCCGCCCTGTGGATGTGCAACCCCCGCCCGATTACCGGCTCCCTGCTGACCTACGCGATGCTGCGGGCCCGCCGCTGCTGGTCCAACCCGGACAGTTCCTGCGCCGCACCGACAACAGTGGTGGTGTCGATCGACCCGTCCGGCGGGGGCCGGTCGGTGGCCGGGATCATCGGCGGCTACCTGGGGGTCGACGGCCGGGTCTACTGGACCCACGACCGGTCCGGGCAGATGCCGTCGGATGAGTGGGCCCGGGCGGCGTGCCAGTTGGCGGCGGAGATCGGCGCGGACCGGTTCGTGGTGGAACGGAACTTCGGCGGCGACATGGCGAAGTTGATTTTGAGAACGGCATGGAAGGCCCTGCATGATCAGGATCCGCACACGTTCGGAGTTTTCTGCCCCAGGATTGTTGAGGTCAATGCTAGGCGTGGTAAGCTGTTGCGTGCGGAACCGATCGCCCAGCAGGTGATCGAGGACCGGATCCGGTTGGGGAAGTTGATGCCGGCGTTTGAGGAGGAGTGGGCGACGTGGCGGGTTGGGCCGGACTCGCCGGGCCGGATCGACGCAGGAGTCCACATGGCCTACGAGTTATTGCCGTTACCTGATTCGGGGACGCCTTCTATTGTGGGGGCTATGGTGATGGCCCAGACGAACCTGCTCCCCGGCTGGGGCAGCAGGTAAAGGGGAGGAAACAGGAATGTCAATCGAAGAGAAATTGGAAACCCTGGGCCAGTCCGTCGAGGACCAGATCGACAGACGGGGCCGGCTGGGGAAGGTGTTCGTCGAAGGTCTGGCCATCAGCACGGCCGTACCGGCCGACGGGGAGGCACCCTGGGAGACCGCGGTCGCGGCGCAGGGCTGCGGCTGGCATCCGGTCCAGCGGTACCAGACCCTCGAGGAGGCCGAGCAGGGCCACGCCGCCTGGATCGCCAGCGCGGCCCGGCTGGACGTGGTCCTCGATTTGGGCGTCCCGAGTTGTAACGTGCCGCCCCGGCTGGTTGCGTTGCGGGCACCCCAGCCGCCCGCCATCACGGACTACCAGCAGCTGCATGCCCTGCCGGAGAATCAGTTGGTGCGGGACGCCGACGGCAAGGTGTGGTGCGTCGTCAAGCCGGTCAAGCCGTGGATGGGCGCACGTTCCGGCGAAGCGTGGCCGGCGCCCTTTGAGACGTGGCTGGCGCCGTTCTCTGACGAATGCATCGGGGTCCAGGGCGACTGGACGGGTGGGCCGAAGCTTCCGATCACCGATCTTGGCATCACGTCTGTGGGCGGCTGACATGGGCGACCGGGCAACAATCGCGTTCATCGCCGCCCCCGGCAATGAGGTGGCACGGGTCTACGTCCACAACGGCGGCAGCGTCGTCGATAAGAGGCTGGACGAGTTCTTTTCGGTCGAGACCGACCTGGCCCAGACGCACCAGCATGACCTGCGCTGGCATGATCCGTCGATGCTCGCGGCCCGGTTCGTGGCCTGGTGTTCCCAGCCGTCCGGGCTGGGCGTCGGTGTGGTCGGCCCCGACTGGACCGAGCGGCAGCATTGGGAGGTGCTGTGCTCCAATCCGGACAGTCCCGAGGGGCGCTGTGTTGAGCCGGGGGTGCGGCGGGTCATGCCGCAGATCGACACGACGAACGATTTTCTGTTCGGCATCAACGGTCATGGGGTGATCGCTCCTACGCTGCCGGTCGGGCCGATGGACCGGGCGAAGGCGTTGCGGGCCGCGGCGTGGCTGGCGGTCATCGCGGATCCGGGCGGCGAGGAGTTCGAAGCGGTGCTCGAGGCGGTGAAGTCGACATGAACCTGTCCGCCGCGCTGCGCCACGCCCTGGTCGAGATGGAACGGTACCGGCTCCAAGCCGACAGACTGCGACCTGTGCCACCAGGGAACGCCCGCCCAACTCCGCGACGGCCGGCCACTGTGCCAGGACTGCGCCGACGGCTGGGACTACCAGGCCGGCCTGACCCCCGAAGAACGCCGCGCCGACGAAGCGTCGATGGCCGACTACGTCGCCCACTGGCAGGAGGAGGAACCGACGCCGTGAAGCGAGTTGGGCTGGACGCCCTCGAGCTCTACTACATGTACAACGTCGTCAGCCTCGCCCACCACTGGCGCCACTGCCCCGGCTGCACCACGGTGCCCCACCCGCCCCGGGCCCGGCCCGTCGACTGGATCAACGCAAACCCGCGCTACCGCCGCCGCTACCCCGGGCAGGAGTAAAACCCCCGATGGCCACCTTCGACGACTACCCGCCCGACGAGTTCCACGTCGACCCGCACCTGGACCGGCTCCACATCGACGCCGCCGTTGCCGAGGCCCGAACCAATTTGGGCTACGTCCGGTTCCTCATCGAAAGCGGCGCCCCGAAACAGTTGACCGACCTGTGGACCGACAAGCTGTACGACACCCTCCGGGCCCGGCTGACCCGCCAGCAGCTGCTGCAGGTGGTCGTGGACCTGCTGTGGTCGGCCGCCGCGGACACGGCCGCTGATCTGTGGCGGGGCGCTGAGGCTGGCGACTTGGAGAAGTGGGCGGCGGCCTGGGCCCGGCAGGGTTACGGCTCCCCGACCCGACAGGACGGTGCCCGGTGAAGCTTCCACGTTGGGTACATCGTCTTTGGGCGGGGCTGCTGGGCTACTTCTGGTCGCCGTGCCCGATCTGCGGTGAGCACTTCGGGGGCCACGAGTGGCGGGCGCCGTACATGCTGGATCCGGTCACCTGCCGGGGGATCTGCCCTCGGTGTGTGAAGGACGGTCACGGTGTGTTCTCCCGGGGGGAGTGTCAGCCGTGAGCCGGCGGCCGCGGCGTTCGGCCCGCCGGTTGTGGTGGGAGTTCCGGGCCAACTTCGCCGACTGCTCCCGCTGGCTCGAGTCGTGGTTCGTGCCGTGGCGGTGGGTGGCCGGTTCGCACCGGTCCATGGTGGAGCTCCGGCGGGAGGTGATCTCGTGAGCACGGTGGGCCGGTGGATCCGGATCGACCGGCAACCGCCCAGCATGTTCCTGGCCGCCCGCGCGGTTGACCCGATACCGGACCCGCCGTCAGGCCACCTACCGGCTCAAGGCGTGCCGGCCGGTGCCGTGCCCCACCTCTCATGGCCGCGCGGCTCCATCTCATGCCCACACCGCCAGCACTGTCCCGCTTTTTTGTTGATGCCCAATTCCATCCAGAACCCGAAAGGTCCGACAGTGACAAACGTCCGTAACCGAATCCGCCTACGCGCCGCCGCACTGCTCATCGCGCTCACCATCACCACGATGCTCACTGCCGTCCAAACCGCAACCGCCCACGCCTCCGAACCCCGACCCGCCCCGGCCGTCACCACCGCCGGCGGGGGCGGCATGTCGGCGCAGAGCTCCACCCCGTGCGCCTCGGGGAGGCTGTGCACCTACTGGAATACGTTCTGGCAAGATCCGATGTACTACTACACCGCCCCCGTCCCGCCCCAGTCGCTGTGCACCCATATCGGTGGCGGTGTACCCAACTGGATCAACCAGATTTCCTCCGCCCGGAACTTCACCAGCCACACCGTCAAATTCCACGACGACGGCAACTGCGGCAACGGGAACGGCTACACCACCACCTACGTCCTCAACTCCGGCTCGAGCATGGATTGGGGCGGCACGATATGGAACGACGAATGGTCATCCATTCAATGGTTCTGACCCACTGACCCGGACTGGAGAACCCCGCCGTGAACCTCTGGTTTCTGCTGCTGCTGTACGTCCTGACCGTCCACCGCGTTTCGCGGCTCCTGGTCAACGATTCCCTGCCGATCATCGCCCGACCCCGCGAAGCGATCCAGCAGTATTTCGCCGCCTACGACGGTCAGGGCAACATCTTCGCCGCCCGGCAGTTGGGGGTGGTCGGCTGGTCAATCGCCTACCTGCTGGGCTGCCCCTGGTGCATGTCGGTGTGGGTCGGGACCGGCCTCGTGTTCCTGCTGGGCGGTTGGGTGTCGACGCCGTTGCCGTGGCTGTGGGTTGCGGCGGGGTCGTCGGTGGCCGGGTTGCTGTCGGGGGTGTTGGAGTCGGAGCACGAGTTGCGCTATGAGCGGATGCAGGCCGAGATCGACAACCTGAGGAGCCGGCGATGAGGGAATGTGATCCGCCCAACCCGCCGCACCGGCCCGGGGTCACCTTTTCCCTGGCATGGTTTTTCATCGGGCTGGCCATCGGCATCCTGCTCGGGCGGGTGATGGGATGACCCGCCCAGGCCCGGGCCGGATTTCAACGATGTGCGGCTGCGGCCAGAATCAGCCCATGGCCGAGTTCGGTTCCCCGAACATGTTCGAGCCGCACATCAACCCTCGCACGGGTCAGCCATGCGCTGGGCTGCCCAACCCGTTATCCCACCCGGGTGGCGAGGACCGTCAGGACCCAGCACAGCAGGCCGGCCGCAACCAGGTTGAACCGGGAAGCGGCACCGAACGCGGCGGCGCCGAAGCACACGACGGCCAGGATCAGCAGCAGCAACACGATGATGTCCACACCGCTACGGTTAGCCTCTCCGGGGCGGCGGCAAACGTTCACATCCGGGCCCGGTACGGGACGGCGGGCGGCCACGTGCACTGCTCCGTCTGGTCCAGCGAGTCCGGGCCGGACACCACCCACGGCCGTAACGGCACCCTGGTTTTCAGGCCGGCCGAGTTCGAGGCGTTCCGGCACATAATGACCGCAGGCGGGGCGGAGTTCATCGAATACGCCGACGAGTCCGACCCGCCCGTGCCCTCATCCATTGCACCCGGCTGATATGCTTCAACCCTGACCGGCCCCCGTGCACCCCACACGGAACCGGCTGAGCTGCCACCTAAAAACACCGCGCACAATCCGCAGGGCCCCCCACCCCCGGGGGCCCTGCGGCGTATCCTGACCCCACAGCCCAACCACGGGGGTCACCATGGGCCGCATCAAATTCGCCGTACCCTCCGACGCCTACGCCCTACGCGCCGCCCTCGCCCAACGCCTCACCTGCTGGGCCGCCCGAGTCGGCCACCCCAGCCTCTGGCTGGCCGGCCCCCCCGATCCCCTCGGCGCCGGGGCCCGCCACTACGAGACGTACATGTGGACCGAAACCGACACCCTCGGGATGCTGCTGTGCTGCGACGGCGACATCTGCGAATACGCCACCGAACCGCTCGTGCTCTACACCGGCGGCCCCGACATGTGCCCCCTCGAAGCCCACGCCACAGACGGGATCATCTGGGTCACCCGGGCCGAACCGGTCCCCGACGGCTACGACTGCGTCGGCCCACCGCTGCCCCCGCCGCCGCCCCCAACCGACATGGTGATCACCAACGTCGCCCCGGCCACCGCCGCCCCCCTCGAACACACCACCATCTACGGCGACCACCTCACCGGCCCCCCGATGCCCTGGGCCGAAGCCATCGCCGGCGGGCAGCGCTACCGGCTCCAACCCATCCAGGGCGACAACCAACACGCCGAGGTGGAACTCCCCGCCAACATCCCGGCCGGCCAGTACCGGATCGGCATCGAATACGAACCCGACGCCTTCGTCTGGTGGGCCGGGGTTTTCACCGTCAAGCCGCCGCCCCCGCTGCCGACGATCAGCAGCGTCGTGCCGAACTGCACCGTCGGATGGAGCTCCGGCGTCGCCACGATGAACGGCACCAATCTGCTCGCCGCATCTAAGGTGTTCGTCGGCGCCGAAGCCGACGGGGTCGAAGTCGCCATCACCGGCCGCACCGCGACGAAACTGAATTTGAACTGGGGCGAGATCGAACACAACGGACCCGGGGAATGGACCACCACGATCACCGTCGTCACCCCGGCCGGCCGGGCCTCCTACCCGTTCCGGGTCACCGCCCCCGGAACCCCCTGCTAGCGATAAGGTTCAGACGTGAACACCACCGGCTACAAACCCATCGCCCTCCAGGCCGCCGCGGTCCTCATGAGCGGCGGACGGTTCGAGGTGCTCGCCTGCGCCGACGGTGATGTCGCGGCAGCCGCTAGAGTGACCGAAGTCGCTGACGTGTTCGTCGCGTGGCTGCGCCAGCTGGCCAAGGTGACCCTCACCTTGATCGCCGTCGAAGAGACAGCCACCGGGGAACCCGTGACACCCATCCCAGGAGGAAACGGCATGACCAACATCGACACCAGCCAGCGGGCCCGCTACAGGGTCACTGCGAAGGACGATCAGAACATTCCGGGGGACTACGCCCTCGAGGCCCGCGCCAGCAACCCGGCCGTCGTGTCGGTGGAATACCTGAACATCGGCGACGACGGGAACACCTCGAACGGCACCGACGCCGAAATCGACCAGGTTCTCGCCACCTTCGCCGGCACGACCGGGACCGCCACGGTCGAGGTGTTCGACCCGGCCAACCCGGACGTGGTCCTCTCCGCCGACGTGATCGTCGCGAACCCGGGCGCGGTCGCGTCCGCGTCGATGGGTGAGGCCACGATCGAGGAAATCCCCACCTCGTAATGGCCCGCCCTGTGCTGCCCGTCCAAAAACCCGCCATCCTGGACGGGCAGCGCAACGGCGAACTCGACCCGTCGATCCTGTGGGCCACCCCCGGCCGCAACGGCGGCCCGCTGGTGCGGCTCGTCCCCACCGCGGCCCGCTGCTGGCGGGCAATGGCCGGCACCGCCGCCGCGATCGGCCTGGTCCTGCAGACCACCAGCGTCCCGGATTCGTACCGGTCGCTGACGGTGCAGAAAAGGGTTTTCACCGAGAGGTACACCCTCGAACCGGTCAGCAGAATCTACCGCCTGTGGGACTCCGACGGGAACGGCACAAAGGAACGCTGGTACAAATACCCCGGCGTCGCGTCCGCGGCCGTACCGGGCACCTCGAACCACGGCCTCGGTATCGCCCTGGACGTCGCGAACGTCCCCGAAGGCAGCCCCCGGTTGCGCTGGCTCGAGGCCAACGCGGTCCGGTTCGGCTGGTCCTGGGAACTGCCCAACGAGGAACCGTGGCATCTGCGCAACCACACCGGCGACAACATCCCCGCCGCGGTGCTGGCCTACGAAGACAGCCAGGCCCCGATCCCGGCCCCTCTGCGAAGTAACGGAGCGCTCGACATGCTGATCCTCGCCGCGGTTCTACCCGCAACCCCTGTGGGCTCACCGCCCACCTCGTACTGGATCGGGGACGGGTTCGGGCACCGGGAGCTGTCCAAGGACAACGCGAACGGGCTCCTCGTCGCGCTGCGGATCCTCTACAACCTGCCCGACCTCGGCTTCATGCAATGGCCCGGCGAGTCGGTCGAGACGGTGCTGAACCGGATCGGGCCGGTCCCCTATCCGATCGACGCCGGCGGCGGGGCGGTGCTGATGGCTCACACCCACCCGCTGACCGCCACCACCACCGGGACGGTCACCGGCCGGACCGGCGACGCCGAACCCACCCCGTAACCCCAACATCCCGGAGGAAGTGGACACCGATGGGTAAAAGTCTCAAGATGCAACGAAGGAACTCCCGCACCTCAGTCGGCTCGGACCTGCCCTGGATGCTCGGCTACGCCCGCCGCGCCGCCGGCATGGCATCCAGCCGCACCACCATCCCGCCGTCCCGGTCCCGCAAACACGGCTCCAAACCAGGCCGCCGCTAACCCCCACAAGCGGGGCGGGCGTCGCCATGCCTCCACATCCGCCACGACCGGTACCATGACCCCCAACACAGGGAGATCACGGGGGTGGAGTGATGCCGGACCTGGCACGTCGCGCCGCCCGCCCCGCCCCCCACACCACCAACGACACCCTCGTCGCCGCCGCCCGCACCTACAGCGCCGCCCAGATCAACTCCGCGTCCGACGTGTTCCGCTACGACACCTGGCAGAAAGAAGCCTGGCACTTCTGGCGCACCCTCGGCGAAGTCAACTACGGCCTCAGCTGGCGCGCCGCCGCCGTCTCCCGGGTCCGCCTCAACGCCGCCGAAATGGTCCCCGGCGGTGACGAACCCGAGATGCTCGACACCGGCCCCGCCGCCGAACTGGTCGAAGCGTTCTACGGCGGCACCGCCGGCCAGTCCGCGTTCCTCGAAGCCATGACCACCCAACTCGACGTACCCGGCGAGGGCTGGCTCGTCGCCGAACGGTACGACCAGGCGATCCCCCTCGCCCAGGCCGACTGGTGTGTCCAGTCCACCGAATCGTTCCGGCGTCGCAGCCGCGGCGGCGAAGACGCCGGGTTCGAACTGCGGGTCGGGGAAAACATCTGGCGGCCCCTGCTGGCCGACAACCTGCCCGCCCGGATCTGGAAACCCGACCCCGAATTTCCGTGGCGGGCGTTCTCCCAGATGCAACCGGCCGTCCCGATCTGCCGCCGCATCGACCTGTTGGACCGGCAGATCGTGGCCCGGCTCCTGTCCCGCCTCGCCCTCAACGGGATTCTGCTGATCCCGCAAGAGGGCAAAATCAACGTCCCCGCCCAGTTCGCCGACGCCCCCGACCCGTTCGTCGCGATGCTGATCGAAATCGCCAGCCGGAACATCGCCAACCCCGGCCAGGCCTCCGCCGCCATCCCCATCCCGATCACCTTCGAGTCCGAACTGATCGAAAAATGGCGCCATCTGACACTCGTTGACCCGATGGACGAACACCTCCTCGTCGAACGGGACGGCGAACTCGACCGGCTCGCAACCACCCTGAACCTGTCCAAGGAACGCCTGACAGGAATGGGCGACGTCAACCACTGGGGCATCTCCCAACTGGACGAAGGCGAAGTCAAAACGTCGATCTCCCCCACCGCCGAACTGATCTGCGGCGGCCTGACCAAGGGCTACCTCGAGCCGATGCTCGCCGCCGCCGGCCAGTCCCTCACAGGCCCCAACGGCGGCCGGATCATCGTCTGGTACGACACCTCCGAACTGACCGCCGCGCCGGACAAGTCGAAAGTCACGATCGAGTTGTACGACCGGGGCGAGGCGTCCGGCGCCGCCGCCCGCCGCGAGGCCGGCCTCGACGAGTCCGACGCGATGACCCCCGACGAGTTGGCCGACTGGGGTTGGAAACGGCTGGCCGGTACGGTCGAGCTCGGCCCGACCGCGATCGCTGAACTGTCCGGCCAGGATGACGTACCGGGGGTCGGAGCCAGCGGCCCAGCTGAGGAACCGGCGGGACCAGCGGCCCCGCCGGCGCCTACTGCCCCGACCCCCGGTGCACCACCTACCCGCGGCCAGCCGGCCCCCACCAACCAGGTCCCGCCGGAGCAGCAGGCCGCCGCACTGTCCCGGCTGATCCGGTCCGCCGGGACCCTGCTGGCCGGCCAGCAAACCTCAGCCCGCCAACTGGCCGACCTAGCCGCCGCCACCGGCCGCCTGTCCACCGACGTCGCCGCCGCCCGGCCCCGCAACGGGAAGCACGTCGCCCGGCACCGCAAAGGCTGACGGCCGGTGCACCGGCTCGAGGCGTACACCCACCAGGACGTACTCGACGCGGAACAGATCCTCATCGACGCGATCGGGCAGGCCCTGCAGGCCGTCTGCGACGAGATGGCCGACCGGATCGGGCACATCGTCGTCGCCGCCGCCGCCGAACCCACCCCGGAACAGATCGCCCAGGCGATGGTCGACGCCGCCCCGGCCGGCCCGCCCGGCCAGCCCTACGTGTCGGTCGACGACCTGGCCGCGATGCCCGGCCTGTGGACGAACCAGGTCCAAAACCTGATCATGCCGTTGACCGGGCAAATCTACCGGGACGCCGCCGGGAAGCTGCACGCCGAAATGGTCGACCTGGTCGGCCCCCAGGTCCCGTCGATCGGGTCGCAGGTCGCCGAGGACTACCTGGCCGGCGCGGCAAACCGGTGGGACTTCATCGGCAACGACGTGTGGGAAACCGCCCGGACAGAGCTGCTGGACGGCTTCCAACAGGGCGAGTCGATTCCGAAACTGGCCGCCCGGGTCCGGTCGACCGCGGCTCTGTCCCAGAAGCGGGCCGAGGCGGTGGCCCGGACCGAGGTGGTGTCCGCGTCGAATGCCGGCTCCTACGCTACGGCCCAGGTGTCCGGGCTGGAGATGGACAAGGTGTGGTTGGCCACCAACGATGGCCGGACCCGCCCCAGTCACGTCGTCGCCGACGGGCAGAAACAGCCCCTCAACCAGCCGTTCAGCGTCGGTGGGTCGTCGCTGTCGTTCCCCGGCGACCCGGGTGGGGCGCCGGCTGAAACCCACAACTGTCGCTGCACCCTGATCTACGAGATCCCCGACGACCGGGTCCGCCCGGACCGGCCCGCCGAACCCGCCGCCCCGGCCGCGGCGCGGGACCGGGGTGCGGAAACGATCGCCCGGCAGGCTGACATCGACACCGCCCGTCCGGTCGGGGACATCGCCTCCCAGTTCGCCGAACGGGAGCGGCTCCTCCTCGACAATGAGGTCGGGGTCGAAGAGTTCGGGCAGGCCCTGGCCGAACGGGTCGAAACGTTGGCCACCATGGCCCGCAACGGCCTACGCCCCGGCGGACGTCTGCCCGAAGGCTTGGACGCGGTCGAGGCCGCCGCCCGCACCGGCGACGCGGACAAGATGCGGGCCGCGATCGCCGACATGAGCCGCCTCAACCACGTGTCGCTGCAGGGCCACGCCTACGAGCGGGTCGAGTTCGACCGGGCCACGCAGAAACTGCTGGTCGACGACGGACGCACCGGCGGGGAAGTGACCATCATCCGGCCCCGGGCGGTGCTGCAACGCGACGGGGAAACGATCGAGTTGTCCAAGGCGATCGTCGCGGACATCCCGGCCGCCGACCACGCCGCGGCGCTGCAACGCATCGCCCGAACCCTGGAGTCGCACCGGGCCGGCCCGGGGGACCTCGAGCTCGCCAACCGGCTCCGCCAGGCCGACGTCGACGCGGCCCGGGCCGTGGCCGAGGTGAACGCCGAGATCGACGAACTTCTCAACAACATGGGCGACCGCATCGACTGGGACGTGGTCGCCCGGGGCATCAACGCCACCGCCCGCCGGGCCGGCTTGCCCGGCCAGACCCGGGACCAACTCCTGTCCCACATCGGCGACGCGGACGCGCTGCGGGCCGCCGCGGACCGGGCCGCCGCCGACGCCGGCCTGACCCCGATCGACCGGGCCGGGGACATCGTCTCCTTCGACCCGAAACGGCATGAGGCGACCGCCGGGGTACGGCTGCGGCCCGGCCAACTGGCTGAGGTGATCCGCGGGGGGCACGTCTTCCGCCGCGGTGAGGAGGACATCCGGCTGGCCCGGGCGGTGGTGGACGAGGCCCCGCCGGGGTCCCGGCTCACCCTCCGGCCGATGCCGACAGCGCCAGCCGCGCCTGAGGTGACCTTTGTGGACCGTCAGGCCGCCGTGCGGGTCCTGTCGGAGCAGACCCCCACCGCCACCCGGCAGTTGGGTGGGGGGGTCGTCGCGCACACCGATTTGCTGACTTATGGCGATGATCGCAAACTGGTCAGCAAGGTCTACGGGCCCCGCCAACGGGACACCCCGGCCGAGATCAAACGTCAGACCGATGCTGAGACGTTGGGGGCGATGGTGCTGGACGCCCTGGACGTGCGGGCCCCGGCGACCATCTCCACCGGCCGGGGCCGGCTCCTCATGGAACACCTCGACGGGGAAACCGGCGCGGAACGTTCCTTCGGCCCGGTCATCCCCGAATCGATCACCGGCAGCGAAGACGGGATCCGGATGGGCCTGGCGGATCTGGTCATGCTCAACACCGACCGGAACTCCGGGAACTGGCTCATCCAGGAAGGCGGCCGGCTGGCCGGCCTCGACCACGGGTACGCCTTCGCTGCCCGGACCTCCCTGGCCAACTCGATCGGGATCTTCGATTTCCCGTTCGCCCGGTTCGCGATCGAACAGGTCGACGGCAAGTTCCTGTTCAAGCAATCATTCCGGCTGCCCGGGGTGGATCTGGCCCGGGCCCGGACCAGACTGGAATCGCTGCGGACCGCGTTCGACGAACTGGGCCGCGGCGCATGGCACCGGGCGATGATGGCACGGTTGGCCGAGATTGAACGGCGGGTGCAGCGGTGAGACGGGAACTGAAGGCGTTGCGGACCGGGAACGTGATCGGCGCGGTCGACGACCGGGCCGGGCCGGTGTTCGAGGGCGCCGCCGCCGACGTGCTGCAGGCGCTGCGGGTCCGGCTGGGCGATGAGGAAACCGTCGGCCTGGTGATGGACCAGGGCTGGTCGAACGGCTACCTGTTCTTCGACGAACCGGTCGACGAGGGGGTGTTGGTGGCTGCGGCGGCGGTGCACACCGGGGCGATGGTGGCCCTGGTTCCGTCAGAGGCGGATGCGGACCGGCTGGCGGTGGCCGGCGGCGAACCGGCCGATCAGCTGCACGTCACCCTGGCCTACCTCGGCGAAGCCGCCGCGCTGACCCCCGAAACCCAGGCCGCGATCCTGGACCGGGTCGGCCGGGCCGGCGCCGACCGGCCCCCGGTCGCGGCCGACGGGTTCGCGTTGAACCTGTTCAACCCGACCAACGCCGAGCGGGACACCTGCATCGTGCTCGGCCTGTCCGGAGACGACCTGGCCAATCTGCACAGCGACGTCACCGCCTCGGTCGAAGAGGCGCTCCTCGCCGCCGGGCAGGAGATGCCCGACCAACATCAGCCGTGGGTACCGCACCTGACCCTGATCTACACCGACGACGCCGACCAGCTCGCCGAACTGGTCGACCGGACCGGTCCGGTCACATTCGACCGGCTGCGCGTAGCGTTCGGCGGGGACCTGACCGATATTCCGTTGGAGGCGGCCATGACCACACCAGCACTTTTGCCGGCGGCCGCCGACATGGCCACCGGCACCGGCGGGGAGTACGGGGTGGCCGTGGCCGCCCCCGGGGTGGAGCATTTCCACACAATCGTCATGGAAGGCGTCTCGACCGGGTTGCGGACCTTCGCCCAGGATTCGCTGACTTGGCGGGAAACGCCGTTCGCGTTCCACTACGAGTACTCCTCGGCGGCCCACGGCGGGCAAATGATGACCGCCCAGGTCGGCGTGATCACCCGGGCCCAGCGGGAGGCCGGCGGCCAGATCCACTTCTGGGGTGCGCTGGACCTGGCCGACCCGATGGCCCTCGAATACGCCCGGAAGCTGGTCACCGGCTTCACCCGCTGGTCCTCGATCGGGCTGGACGAGTCGCTGAAAGACGCCGACGTAGAGCTGATCTTCCCCGACGAACAGGCCGACGACGACCCCCTTGCCCTACTGTTCGGCGACCCCGAACAGATCATTTTCCACAAGGGGCGCATCGCCGAAATCACCGCCGTGTCCGTCCCCGCCCTCGCCGACGCCACCGTCGAACCGATGCAAGCCCTCGTCGACGCGCTCGGGGCCATGGGGGTCCTGACCACCGGCGAACCGCCACCGGCCGCAGAGGAGGGCGACACGTTGACCGCCGCCGGATACACCATCACCATCCCGGACCTGCCCCCGGCCGAATGGTTCACCGAACCCACCGACGCCCCCGCCATCGGCGCGCTCACCATCACCGACGAGGGCCGGGTCTACGGCTGGCTCGCGCCGGCCGGCGTCACCCACCGGGCATTCCGGGGCCAGCGGGCCGTATTCGCGCCGCGGGGGATCGACTTCTCCGAGTTCGCGAACAAAACCGCCCTCGCGGTCGCCGCGGACGGCACCACGGTCCGGATCGCCGCCGGGAACGTCACCATGTCCTGCGAACACGCCTCCCCAGTCGACCCGCGCCGCGCCGACCCGGGCTGGGCGGCGCAGCACTACGAGAACACCTGCTCGATCTTCGCCCGGATCGCGGTCGGAGAAACCGCCGACGGTACCACCTGGGTCGGCGGGGCGCTGCTCCCCGACGTTTCGTGGCAGCAGGTCACCCGGGCGTTGGGCTGCGCCCTGTCCGGCGACTGGCAGGGCGGCAAACTGAAGGCCGCCCTCCTGGTACCGGTCGAGGGATTCCCGACCGCCCACCACGCCAGCGTCCGGGTCACCGACGGGGTCCTGGTGTCCTCGGCCGTGCCGGTCCGGTTCCGCCGCCACGCCACCCCGGACCTGCGGCCCGTGCTCGAGGCGATCGCCCGCCGGTTGGGACGCGATAGCATGTCCCGGCTGGCGGAGTTGCGTGGCCGCCACCCGTCCGGAAAGGCAACATCATGATCCTGTCGTGTTGTGGGAGGTCGAGCACCATGCAGCCGACCCCCGAAACGCCGGCCGTGCCCGAACCGGCCCCGGCTGAACCAGCCCCGACCGTCGAACAGGGCGAGTAACACCGCCACGTCGTATAATCGCCGCAACTTGATCGTTTGGCCGGGGCCGCGCCAGACGTGATGACCGAAATCCATCGTTCATCCGTCCACGGGGGCCCCACATGCCTAAGACCACCGGCGCCGGCGCGGGCGCCCCGTTCCAACTCCCGCCCGACCTGACCGCGCTCACCGACGAGGAAATCGCCGCCCTGCACCAGCAGGCCCAGGCCGAGTTCGATGCGATCTACGACCAGGACGGCGGCCCCAAGGCCACCGACCTGGCCCGGGCGCAGGAGCTCTCCGACGCCCTCGACACGATCGGCGCCGACCAACAGCGCCGCAACGGCGAGGCGGCCGAGACGGCCGAGAAGCTGGCCGAGCTGCGGGCCCGCCACGCCCCGCCGGCCGAACCCGACCCGGACCCGGCGGCCGACGGCACCGAACCGGCTGCCGACGTCGACGCGGATGCCGCGGCCCCGGTCGGCGAGCCGGTCGCCGCGTCCGGCCGGCCCACCGGCGGGGCCCGGACCGGCCTGCGCGAACTCGGCGGCCTCAACCCGGGTAAGCCCCTCAACCCTTCCCTGTCCGGCGCCCGCCGCACCGCCCCCGCCGTCCAGGGGCCGGCGGCCGAGCAGCTCGCGCTGACCGCCGCCGCGGACCTGCCCACCCGGATCCAGCAGGGCCAGCCCATCGCCGACATCGACACCCTCGTCGACCTGCTCCACCACCAGGCCCGCACCCTGCCCGTGGGCGCTTCCCCATCGTTCAACCCGATGGGCCCCTACGGCGGACGCACCGTCGCCCGTTTCCAGAACACCTACCCCGACGTGCTCGAATGGGGCAGCGACCGGGGCCTCGTCGACCGGACGATCAAGAAACTGACCAACAGCGACGTCCTGGTCGCCGGCGGCGGCTGGTGCGCCCCGTCCGAGATCCGCTACGACTTTTTCAACGTCGCCTGCGCCGACGGGGCCATCGACCTGCCCACCTTCGGCGTCCAGCGGGGCGGCCTGCGCTGGCCCGTCTCCCCGTCTCTGGCCGACGTGTTCTCCCCGGCCGTGGCCCCGTTCGGGGCGACGTTCTCCAACGCTACCGTGCCGTGGCTGTGGACCGAAGGTGACGACATCTCCACCGTCACCGGCAACCCGAACAAGCCGTGCATCCGGGTCCCCTGCTCGAGCATGACCGAGGCCCGGCTGGAGTGCTACGGCGTCTGCCTGACCGCCGGGAACCTGGCCGACGACGCCTGGCCGGAGGCGACCCGGAACTTCCTGGCCCTCCTGATGTCCGCGTTCGACCGTGTCAAGAACGTCCGCTACATCTCCTCGATGCTGTCTCTGGCATCCACCCAGATCACCGGCGCCGGCTGCGCCGCCGGATCCGGGGCGGCCGCGCCGCTGCTCGGCGTGACCGAGCTCGCCGCGGTGGACTACCGCACCCGCTACGGCATGTGCTCCCGGGACACGATGGAGGCCATCTACCCCGACTGGGCACTGTCCGTCGTCCGGTCCGACCTGGCCAAGCGCACCGGGGTGTCGGACTTCATGTGCGTCACCGACGCCCAGATCGCCGCCTGGTTCGACTGCCGGGGCATCCGGGCCCAGTTCGTCCAGGACTACCAGGTCCGCTCCACCGGCCTGCCCGGCACCTCCACCCCCCTCACCGCCTGGCCCACCTCGGCCGAGTTCATGATCTACCCGCCGGGGACGTTCGGCCGCGGCAACGGCATGACCCTCGACCTCGGCGTCGTCCGCGACTCCACCCTCAACGCGGAGAACGACCACACCGCCGCCTGGTTCGAGGAGTGCCACCTGATCGCCCGGTTCGGCCACGAGGCCCGCCGCTACGCGGTCAACATCTGCTCCGACGGCACCACCGGCGCAGCCGACCTGACCGCCTGCTGCCCGTAACAGCGAATGCTTTCCATCTGGGTCGGCTGGAGAGGAAAAAGGGGGGTGACATCGAATGCCAGGTCCACGGGTTGAGGTGTCACCCCCCACCACCACACCGTCCCCGTACGGGCTGCTGTCCGTCGTCCAAACCCGCTACGACGTGGCCGACCAGCACTGGCGTAACGGGGTCATCTACGGCCCCCTGTGCGGACTCAACGGCGGCAACGGCGGGGCGGTCACGTTCGACGACTTCTGCGCCGTGTCCGGCGTCGGGTCCAAAGCCCCCACCGCCGGCCGGTTCTGGCGCGGCGCCACCCCGTTCACCCCCTACGCCGAGATCGACTGCTCCCCCGTCGGCGGGTTCTGGGATGACCCGACCTTCGCCGACGCGGAGCAGCTGGTCGCCGCGGCGCTGCAGCGCAGCGAATCCTGGCAGGTCGAACGGGCCTTCTGGACCGGCTCCGCCCCCGTCGGCGCGAACAACCTGCAGGTGTACCCCCACCTGGCCGCGAACGCCGCGGTCCTGTCCACCGGGGACCTGTTCGCGGTCACCCTGCAGACCGCGGCCACCACCATCACCGGCACCGTCGACCCGGTCGAAGGACTCGGCTGGCTCGAGAAACGGCTCGCCGACTGCTACGGCCAGCAGGGCGTCATCCACATCACCCCCATGATCGCCGTCGCGATGGACGCCTACGGGCTGCTGAAAAAGGTCGCCCAGCAACTCCAGACCATCAACGGGAACCTCGTCGCCATCGGCAACGGCTACCCCGGCACCGGCCCCGACGGCACCACCACCGCCGGCGCCGAATGGGCCTACGCCACCGGCGCCGTCTTCGCCTACCGCTCCGGACAGGTCCAGTTCCGCCGCGAGGACTCCTTCGACCGGACCGAGAACACCCTCAAAATGATCGCCGAACGGACCTACGTCCTCGGCTGGGACTGCTGCCACTTCGCCATCCCCATCTCCACCGGCGGCCGGGACACCGGCGTCGTCTCCACAGCGGCATAGCGGAGGCCCCTGATGACCGTTGCCATCCGGTGCGCGAACCCCATCCAGGGGTCGATCATCCGCGTGACCTCTCTCACCTCCTGCGGGGTGCCTGTCACCGGTGTTGGGGACTCCGACGCCTCCCCGGGCCAGATCGTCATGGACGGGTTCACCCAGGTCGCCCAGTCCTTCCAGTACGAGGAGGGTGAGCGGAAGTTCCTCCGCAAGGCCAACGGGCAGCCGTGCGTGAACTTCCAGGGCGAAGAGGACGCCCTCACTGAGATCGAAGTCACGATCGACCTGTGCCTGTGGAATCCGGGCCTATTCGTCGCCGCCGTGAACGCGTGCCTGCTCAACTACTCCGAATCCCCCACCGGCACCGGGTTCGCGATCATGGAGGGCATCGGCGGGAAACACTTCAGCCTCGAACTGTGGACCCCGCTGGCCGGCGACGACGCCTGCGACTCGACCACCGGCCTGCCCCGCTACGGCTACAACGCCTGGCCGCACGTGTGGAACGGGAAGATGGGCGACCTGACCCAGGCCGCCGACCCCCACACCATCCAAGTCATCGCAAAAACCAAGAAGTTGTCCCAATTCTGGACGTTGGGGAACAGTTGGCTAGGATCCGGGGCGATCGCCGGCTGCCCCGGCCACTGGCTATGGAACAACACCACCGTGGCCCCACCGGCGGCAGCCTGTAGCATCGCCAACGTCTAAGGACTCGCCAGCCGTTCTATTCCTCCCCGGGATCCGTCTGGTTGAGCGCGGGCCGGGACCGGCGGCGGGAGAGACGGGGCGCCGAAGGTCCCGGCCCGCCGGGGGAGGAGGAGCAGGTGTCCACACCAACCGGCTCTGTCCCCTGCCAACCCTGGGACCCGATCGTCTGCGTCGCCATGCCCGCCGGCGCCTCCGCCGCGGTCACCGGCTACGCCGTGCAGGCCGCCTCCGAAGTCCTGTGGGCCCTGTCCGGCCGCCAGTTCGGCCTGTGCGAGCTCACCCTCCGGCCCTGCCGGCGGACCTGCTCCGGCGGCTGGCCCTTCGCCGACAACTGGTGGGACGCGGCCGGCGGCGGCCCCCGGCCGCTCCTGTTCGACGGGGCATGGTTCAACGTCGTCTGCGGCGGCTGCCCCAACGGCTGCTCCTGCTCCGTCATCGAGGAGGCCGTGCTGCCCGGCCCGGTCAACTCGATCGTGTCGGTCAAGCTGAACGGCACCGTCATGGCCACCGGCACCTACGAGATGGCCGACCATCGGCTCCTCGTCCGCACCGACGGCGGGACCTGGCCGATCTGCCAGGACATGGCCGCCCCGGACACCGCCGACAACACCTGGTCCGTCACCGCACTCTTCGGCCAAGAGGTGCCCGTATCCGGCCGGTTCGCGGTCGGTGAGCTCGCCGCCGAGTTCGCCAAAGCCTGCGTCGGCGCCTCCTGCGCCCTGCCGTCGTCGGTGTCGCAGATCGCCCGGCAAGGCGTCACCGTCGACTTCACCAAATTCGCGGACCTGCTGAAGGAAGGCCTGACCGGGCTGCGATTCTCCGACACGTTCATCTCCGCCTTCAACCCGAACCATTTGCAGGCCCCGCCGCAGGTCTACGACGTCGACGGCCCCATGTTCCGGCGCACCAACACCTAGGAGGCCAGCCATGGGTTTCAACCCCAACGGAATGAACCTGGCTGCCGCCGGCGTGGCCGCCGGGGTCACCCACATCAGCGTCCACACCGCACCGCCCGACGCCGCCGGATCCCTCGAGGTCGCCGGCGGCACCTACGCCCGCCAGCCGATCACCTGGGCCATCGCCGCCGGGATCATGGACAACACCGCCCAACTGGTCCACCCCATCCCGGCCGGGCAGGGCGCCGCGTTCTACGGGCTATGGGGGGCACTGGCCGCCGGCACCTTCTACGGCTCGGTCCCCCGCACCGGCACCGGCCAGTCCCGGTCCGGGTTCGGCACCGTCGATAGCGCCGGGGTCGTTTCCAACACGATCGAATCGGCGGCACACGGCCTCACCAACGACATGACCATCGTCGTCGCGAACGTCCTGACCGAATCCCTGCCCGCCGGCCTCACCGAAGGGACCACCTACTTTGTCGTCGGCGCCACCACCGACACCTTCCAGGTATCCCTGACCCTGGCCGGCGCCGCCGTCGACATCACCGGCCTCGGTGAACTGTTCTTCGCCCGGTTCGTCACCGAAACGTTCATCTCCGACGGGAACCTGGTCACCGCGGCCGGCGCACTCGACGTGACCCTCAACGTGATCTGAAAGGGCACACCCCGATGCCCGACACGATCTTCACCAGCCAGGTCCCCGCCGTCGCCAACGCCAACGACGGCCAGCCCATCGCCACCGCCACCACCTTCACCGTCGCCACCCCCCGCACCTGCATCCGGCACCGCTTCCGGGCCCCCACCACCGTCACCGGCCCCTTCACCGGCGAACTGTGGCGCCTCACCTCCGACGACCCGGCCACCGGGGTCCTGATCGCCACCGCCACCTACGGCGCCGCCCCGATCACCCCCAACGACTGGAATGGTCACGCCTGGGATAGCGGGCCGGTCGTCATCGTCCCCGGGGTTGCCTACCGGACCGTCACCCACAACGCCGCCGGCGACTACGTCGCCACCAACGGAACGTTTTTCGCCGCCGGCATCACCAACGGCGACCTCACCGCCATCATGGACGGCGCCGACCCGGTCGGCCTCGGGGTCCTGCGCAACGGGGTGTTCCGGTACGGGGCACTCATCGCCTCCCCCCCATCCAACCCGGCGGCCGGGGCGAACTTCTTTTCCGACATTGAACTCCAATCCGGCGAAGTGGAATCCGAAGGCGTCGGCGCGCTCGGCATCACCGGGGCCGGCGCCGGGGCGAAACAGACCCCCAGCGAGGGCGTCGGGGCGCTCGGCCTTACCGGCACGGCAGAAAGCTCCCGCACCGTTCCCCTCACCGCGCTGAACTTCATCAACGTCGTCACCGGCATCGGGCAGTGCGTCGCCGACGGCCTCGCCGCCGACTCGGTCGCCGGCCTGCCGTGCCGGGTCTGCCTGGCCGTGGCCGGATCCATCGTCGCCGACGACTGCGGCTGCACCTGCGGCGAACTCGACCAGCGCAACGGCCAGCTGGCCGTGACCGTCACCCAGATATACCCGTCGGCCACCTTCCCCACCGCCGCCGTCGACGACGCCCGCCAATCCCGATGCGGGGTGGCCTGGCTGGTCGCCGAGGTCCACATCCAGGTCCACCGGTGCGTGCACACCCTCGACGACGAGGGGAACGCCCCCACCTGCGACCAGCTCCTCGCCGACGCCGTGATCTGGCACTCCGACGCCGCGGCGGTCCGCAAGGCGGCCGGCTGCTGCGTCCAGGCCATGAAAGCGGCCGGGACGATCCGGGAGTTCGCGCTGGGCGCCACGGTCCCGCTGGGCGAGGAGGGCGGCTGCACCGGGTCGGACCTGCGGGTCCTGGTCGCGTTGCCCAACTGCATCTGCCCATGATGAGGGGGGCGTTGTGGCGAAGGTGACGACGTTTCAGCGGATCAACCTGGCCGGTATTCGGACCCTGCTCACCTCCCCGGCCGGCGGGGTCGTGAAAGACCTGATGCGCCGCGGCCTGCGGGTCGAATCCGCCGCCAAACGCAACATCTCCGGTCTGGGCAACTCGGGTCCGCGGCGGGTCGACACCGGCCGGGCCCGGGCCTCCATCACCACCAGCCTCGTATCCCGGGGTGGGCAGCCGGCGGTGGTGGTCGGCTCGAACGTCGAATACATCCGGTACATCCACGACGGGACCGGCATCTACGGGCCCCGGCGGCGCCCGATCCGCCCCCACGGCCACCAGTTCCTCCGGTTCCGGCCCAAGGGTGGCCGCAGGTACGTTTACGCCAAACAGGTCAAAGGCATGCGGCCGAACCCGTTCCTGCTGAAGGCCCTGCCGGCGGCGAAGGACTGAAAGGACACCGATGGACCCAGATGGCAACGTGGAAGTTTGGGACTTCACCATCCCGGACCTCCCCAAGCGTTTCAAGATCGACAACAGTGGGGAGGTATTCGAGGCGCCACCCGTGCTCGGCGGCAAGCAGCTGGTCCGGCTGGCCCGGGGCGCCCGGGAGCTCGGGAAGCTGATCAGCAGCACCGAGGAGGGTGCAGAAGAGGCGTTGATGGCCGGCATGGACAGTCTGTTCACCACCATCCTCACCGAGGAGTCCGGGCCGGCGTTCGTCGCCCGGCTCGACGACGGGAAACGGCCCGTCGACATCAAACGGCAGGTCATCCCGATCCTGTTCAAGCTGATGGAGGCATACGGGCTCCGCCCTACACAGCCGTCGACGGACTCATCGAGTACGTCGACCGGGACGGACGCTGGTACCTCTTCGACGGATGGTGCGCCTCCCGCGGAGTCGACCCCTTCGACCTGACCGCCGCCAGGTTCCTCAACCTGATCCACTACTGGATACTGAACAACACAACACCCGAAGCGCATGAAAAGATCAACAACCTGGTGACGGGGCCGCTCACCACCCTCACAGCAACACCCAGACCAGCCCCGGCGGCGACCGGGCCCGTCCTCAAACCGCCCCCATGGTGGAGAGGCGAAGCCGCAGCCGCCAGGACCACACTGGCGGCCCAACGCGCACCGCTGCGACGCTGAGCGGAGGGTCCACGGCCGCCATCCAACGGGGGATGACGGCCGTGGCCCAACCGATCGACCGGGCATTTGTCGAGATCGTGCCGGACTTCGACGCGTTCGCGCGGGAGGTCCGGACCGGCGTTGACCGCGCCATGCGGGACCTGGCCAACGAAGTTGACCGCGGACTAGCCCAGGTCGAGCGGGAGTTCGCCCAGGCCGGCGACGACATCGGCCACGAATTCGACGACGCCGGCCGGCAGGCCGACCAGGCATTCGAACAGATCGCCCGCAGCGCCGAAAGCAACGCCGAACAGGTCCAGCAGTCGTTCTCGTCCAGCGCCGAACTGGCCGAGGGTTCCATCACAGAACTGCGCCGCTCCGCCGGCCGGGACTTTGACCGGATCTCCCACCAGGCCACCATCACCGCCGCATCGGTGTCGGGGAAGTTCTCCGCCGCGTTCGCCTCCACCCTGCCTCTGCTGGGCGGGGTCACCCTCGCCGTCGGCGCCGGCCTCGGCGCCCTGACCGCGTTCGGGCTGAAGGCCACCGCCACCCTCGAGCAGACCCGGATCAGCTTCGACAGCCTCCTCGGATCGGCTCAAAAAGGCGGCGAGGTATTCAAGGACCTGCAACAGTTCGCCGCGGTCACCCCGTTCGAGTTCCCCGAAGTGGCCGGCGCCGCCCAACGGTTCTTCGCGTTCAACGACGCCGTCGGCATGTCCGACGACCAGGTCCGAAAGTTCCTCACCACCATCGGGAACGTCGCCTCGGTCACCGGCGGCGGGGCCCAGGCCCTCAACTCCGTCACCCTCGCCATGGGGCAGATCGCCTCATCCGGCAAGGTCACGCTGGAGAACCTCAACCAGATCTCCGAAGCGCTGCCCGGCTTCTCCGGCGTCGCCGCGATCGCCTCGGCCACCGGCAAAACCACCGCCCAGACGATGGCGGACATCTCCTCCGGATCGCTCAGCGCCAAGGACGGAATCCAGGCCCTCCTGATCGGCATGGACAAGTTCCCCGGCGCCGCGGGGGCGATGGAGAAACAGTCCCAAACCCTGCTCGGTGTGTTCTCCACCTTCAAGGACACCATCTCCCAGGCGTTGGTGGCCGGGTTTGAACCGGTCATCCCCGAAATCAAGGCATCCCTGACCGAGGTAACCCCGATCCTGAAAGAGGCCATCGGCGAGATCGCGCCGGTGCTCGGGAAGACCCTCAGCATCCTGCTGCCCCTGATCGCCAAACTCGTCCAGGCGATAACCCCGATCCTTGAGCCGATCATCAACGCGCTCGGGCCGGCCCTCGAAAAGATCGACCTGGTCGCCCTCGGCGAGGCGCTGGGCGAGCTCGTCACCTCCCTCGTTCCGCTGATCCCCCTCGCGGCCGAGTTCGCCAACGCCACCGCCCAGCTGCTGATTCCGGTCCTGCTGCTTCTCGCCATGACATTGCGGCCCCTCACCCCGGTCATCAACTTCATGACCAAGGCGATCGCCGAGTTCGGCCGGGCCCTCTCGATGATCGACTGGGCGGATGTGGCCGCCGCGATCATCCTGTTCTTCGCCGACATCGGCGAGGCCATCGGCGGGTTCTTCATCGGGATCGTCGATTTCTTCGCCGAACTCCCCGGCCGAATTATGAAGGTGTTCGCCGAAACCGGCCACATCGCCCAGACCCAGATCAAGATGATGGTCGGGTTCATCACCGCCATCCCCGGGCAGATCGTCGCCGCGATCGGGAACCTAGGCAAGCTCCTGTTCAGCGCCGGCCGGGACGTGGTCGCCGGACTGTGGGCCGGGATCCAGTCCCTCGGCGGCTGGCTCCGCGGGAAGATCCTCGCCTTTGCCAAGTCCGCGATCCCCGACCCGCTCGAACGGTTCTTCGGCATCGCATCGCCGTCCGAGTTCATGGCCGACCGGATCGGCGAACCCCTCGCCCAGGGCATCGGGGTCGGGTTCGAACGGGGCCTGGGCCAGGTCGGCGCGATGCTGGCCAACGCCACCCAGACTGTGGCCGGCGGGGTCGGCGGCGGCACCGCGAACGCGGCCGCCGCGACGGCAGTGTTCGGCCCGAAGTCGATCTACATTGTCATCAACGGCAACGTCACCGAGGACCAAGCCGCCAAGATAGGGGCAGCGGCCGGGAACGGTATATCATCCGCCCTGGCCCGACGGGGCATCACTACAGCGGTAAGGCAGGTCTGAGCCGATGGGGAACTACAACCCGAGCGTGCCGATCATCCTCGGCCAGGAATGGGTACCCATCCGCGACGAGGACATCACCTTCGCCCCCAGTCAGGCCATTGTTGAAGTCGGCCACGAATTCGCCCTCGGCACCGCCCGGCAGATCCGTGACGGCCGGTTCTACGCCAACGAACTCCCCGCCAACCCGAGCCAATATCAAACCGTCACATTCGCGATCTACCCCCAAGGCAAAGAGGCCCAGACCGGACCCATTCAACAGGTCCTCATCCCGGTCAATTCCGGCGCCGTCACCGGCGGGAACATCACCGCCACCGGCGGGGTCGCGAACGCCCTGTCCCGGCCCGGTGATTTCCAGAACATCACCGCCAACTATGACAGTACCAATTCGCAGGATATCAGCCTTTTCTTCGCCGTGAACCAGTACCCCCAGCTGGCCAACAAACGGATCCTGAACGTCTCCCTCGTCTACGCCGGATACATCACCCGGTCGCTGGTCGGCGGCGACGTGGTCCCGTTCGTCCGGCAGAACTCCGTCCAACAACCCACCTACGTCTGGATCCGGCAGGACGCCAATCAACAACAGAGCTACCAGGCCACATTCCTCGCCAACACCGGCTCGCTGCTCCTCGACACCATCGTCGATCCCGCCTCCAACCAGCCATCCAGCAGCCAGACCCTCAAAGAACTGAACCTCGGCGACATCAACCATTTCTGGTCCCCCACCCTCGGCCCGACCGGAACAAACGACCGGATGCCGTGGAGATACGTCGACCTGCAACGCTTCGAAGCCTCGGCCACCGCCCGGCTGCACGTCCACATAACCACCCTCAGCCTCGCCTCAACAGATTCCATTGTCCTCGAATACGCCGCGCTGAAAGTCACCTACTGCGAGGAGCAGAGGCTCATCTACGGCGGTCGGATCTTCAACTACAACCGGCCCCAGATGCAGGCAATCACCCTGCGGGACCTGAGCCACAACACCGATCCGCAACTGGCCGCCGGCCGATATACCGCAGTTCTGGCCGTCGTCGACCCCGGTGATATCGACTGGGGGCAGGGTGTCAATACAGCATTCCCGAACCTGAACGGAATCCGGGAGCTCTACTCGATCCCGACCCATCCGGGAGTCCAGGTCAACGTGACCGACACGGTCGGGGAAACGTTCACTACCGAACAGACCCACATCCTGCCGCACCTGTCCATTCACGCATCCGGCGGCACCTTGACCGAACCCCACGTCTACGGCCGGCAGGTCGCCGCCCAGGTGTACGGCGTCAACACCGCCACCCAGGAGATTTACGACGACGCCGTCGGGGTCGCCACCTCCTACCCCCAGGTCCGCTGGTGGGCCCGCCGGTTCGGCCCGGATTCGGGCACCCTCACCCTGTCCGGCGGCGGCTCGATCGCCGCGTCGACCGTGTCGATCGACTCGACCACCTTCGACGGGCTGCCCGAAATCATCGACGGCTGGCGGGAAGTGACCCTCCGGTTCGCCACCCCCCCGGCGATGGGGGCCCTCGTCTCACCCGAGCCGTCGTTCACGTGGCGGGCCCCCGGCGCCACCGCCGGCAGCCGCTGGGAGATCCTGGGCGCCTCCGCGCCGGCCATCTCCGGCATCCCCGGGAACCTGTTCAACCTCGTCCCGTCCCCGAACCAGCTGTACAACGCCACCTACCAGCCGCCCGCCGGATCCACGGTCGAACTCGCCTGGATGCCGCAGGGCGTCGCGTCCCCCTACGTCACCGGCACCGCCGCGGACCAGGCCACCGACGCGGCGATCCTGTTCTCCCAGGACCCGCTCACCATCACCGGGGTCGGGATCTCCACCCTCTCCCAGGTGATCTCCGGGATCGGCCTGGACTGCGGCAGCCCACCCTGCTGCATCCCCACCGGCATCTACTACAACCGGGTCACCTGGCCCCTGCCCAACGGCACCGCCGTCCTGTCCGACACCTACAGCCGGACCGTGGTGTCCGGCTGGGGCAGCGCCGATACCGGCCAGGCATGGACCAACGACGTCGGCGCCGCCGGCCAGTTCTCCGTCAACGGCACCACCGGCCTGCACTCCCACACCGCCGGCGGGGCGATGGTCAGCGCCCTGACCGGCAACGTGGTCGACGCCGACGCCACGATCACCATCTCCATCGACTCCGTCGCCGACGCGGCCGACTCGGCCATCTACGTCCGGTACGTCGACTCGAACAATTACTACCGGCTGGTGTATGGCTGGACCACCGGGGCCCTCGAGATCGGCAAACGGGTCGCGTCCGTCAACACCGCCCTCGTCACCGGGGTCGGGCCGACCTCCGGCGTCACGTCGATCAAACTGCGGCTCGCCGTGGCCGGCACCCTGCTCATGGGCAAGGCGTGGAACGCCACCGCCGACGAACCAGACGCCTGGATGCTGATGGCCACCGACACCAGCCTCACCACCGGCCGGATCGCCGCCTCATCGTTCAACACGTCCACGGCGAAGGTGTTCACGTTCGACGACCTGACCGTCGGCCCGCCCGACTATTTCTTCGGCACCTACCAGCTGCAACGCTGGGACTCGGTCACCGACTGGCAGACCATCATGTCCGCGTCCTCCCCGGTCGTCACCGGCTTCCACGACTACGAAGCCCGGGTCGGGTTGGAATCGGTCTACCGGATCCGGGCGACCAACCTCTACGACTTCGCCGGGGCCTGGTCCTCCCAGGTGACCGGCACCGCCACCGCCCCCGGGGTGGCCGGCTGCAACTCCGACGGCGGGGTCCTGATCTTCACCAGCAACGAAGACCAGACCGGCGCGTCGAACCTGGCCTACTCCCCCGGCTGGGAAGGGTCCGCTGAGGAACTTTTCGACTTCCCCGAATCCGACCAGGTCACCTTCCAACGGATGTACGGCCGGGACGGGGTGACCGCCTTCCACGGCACCGAACGGGGATTGGAACACTTCACCCGGCTGCTGGTCGTCCAACAGGCGGCGATCTCCCCGATCCGGCTGGCCAACCTGGCCGATCTGCGGGACCTGGCCTGGGCCGACCTGCCCTACGTGTGCGTCCGCGACGACATCGGGGACCGCTGGTTCGCCAACGTCCGGGTGCCGGGCGAACGGGTCCACCAGCGGGCCCTCTACATGGCCACCGTCGACATCACCGAAGTCACCCAGACCGCCAGCCCCACCGACCCGGGCGCCTGAGCCATGGTGTTCACGACCCTGCCGTTCGACGAACGCCTCGACCTGGCCGACCACCGCGGCCAGCGGGTCGCCACCTTCACCTGGCAGCTGGTTGATGGGATCACCGATGGGCCGCTGGGGGACCTGCACCCCATCCGGACCCCGCCGACCATCAGCCACGACACCAGCACGGCCATCAAGCGGAGCATCAGCGGGTTCAACCTCGGCGCCGCCGACACCGCCGCGATCAACCCGCTCACCGACCGGGTCCGCCCCTACATGCTCATCGGGGGGGTGTCCTACCCGCTGGGCCGGTTCATGTTCACCAACGACTCCCGGATCACCTCCACCGGCGGGGAACTGTCCAACGACCTCCTGGCCGATGAAATGTTCGTCGTCGACCAGCAGATCTCCACCGGGTTCACCTCCGACGGGAACGTCAACGTCGCCGTGACCGACATGGTGGCCGGCCTGCCGATCCTCACCCCGCTGATCCAGCCCTCCCCCTACCCGGCCGCCGGCGGCTGGTCCGTCGGCGTCCGCCGCGGCCAGATCCTCGACGAGCTCGCCACTCAGGGCGACTACTTCACCCCCTGGTTCGACAACAACGGCCGGATGCGGATGGTCCGCACCTTCGACCCGGCCACCGCGGTCCCCCAGTTCGACTGGGACGCCGGGAACACCATCATCCGCGAACCGGCCCCGGTCCGGACCTCAGACATCCTGTCCGCCCCCAACCGGTTCATCGTGATCAGCAACTCGAGTTCGGCCACGGCCGGCCCGATCGTCGGCACCTACGACGTACCGCCCTCCGCCCCCCACTCCATCGCCCGGCGCGGGTTCGTGATTCCGGCCGTGTTCGACGCCCAACTGACCGACCCGACCCAGGCCAGCGCCGCCGCGGCGAACCTGGGCATCCGACAGACCATTTTCGAACGGTTCGAACTGGCCACCGCCCCCGACCCGCGGCACGACTCCTACGACGTGATCCACTGGCAGGGTGTGAACTGGCTCGAACTGGCCTGGTCCATCAACTGCCTCGAAGGGGCACCGATGCAGCACCTGATCCGCCGGGGCTACCCGTGACCCCCGAAGAAACCAGCGCCCTCGTCCAGGCCATCGTCGCCGAGTCGCAACGCCTCGGCCTGACCTGGTCGATTCGGCCCGCCACCGTCAACACCGACGACCTGAGCACCGGCATAACCACCGCCACCTACGACGGCGACACCACCTCCATCGTGATGATCAACCTGGTGGGGGACCTCTACGCCGGAGATCGGGTCTACGCCGTCTCCATCCCCCAGGGCGGCAACTACATCGTCGGCCAACCCGGCCGGCCCGGCATGGTCAACCCCTACGGGCTGCACGGCACCGGCGTCGCCGACACCACCAGCCTCACCACTTTCGTCAACCTCACCGCCCCCTCATCGTTCACGTTCACCAAACGCCGCGACGACACCCGGGTCCGGGTCCATATGACCGTCGGGTTTTTCGTCTCCCTCGCGAACACCGGCATGGACGCCGGGGTCACCTTCGACGGCGGCGGGTCCACCCTCACCGTCACCCGGTTCGGCGCCACCGCCACCGCCGGGGTCCACCTGCAGTCGACCGGGATCCAATACCATCCCCTCCCCGGCGGAGGCGGCTCCCCCCTCGCCGCCGGCGACTACACCGTCCAGGCCCAGTGGCGCCGCGAAACCGGATCGGGATCTGTGTCCCGCGACGGGCAGGATTGGCTGTCGGTAGAGTGCATCGAGGTGGCACCATAGACGAACAATCCTAGGGGAGGAAACTCGAATGTCCGATCCGGTCCGGCCGCGCCGCTATGCGGTCATCCCGACGTACAACCGGCCCGACGTGCTCCTGCGGTCCCTGGCCGCCGCGACCGCCGAATCCGATTATGTGCTGGTCCTCGACAACGGCGACGACCCGGCCCTGATGGTCACCCCGCCCAAGCTGGAGTCCTCGGGCTGGGGGCTGCTGCAGGTGCCGATGCGGCCGCCGAACCTGTCGCACCTGTGGGACGTGGGAATCACCCTCGCCGCCCGGGACGCCCGCTACCGTGACCTTCAACAGTGGGACGTGGCCGTCCTCAACGACGACGCCATCATCCCCCCCGGCTGGTACCACACCCTCAGCACCCGCATGCGCGAAACCGGATGCGCCGCCGCCTCCACCGGCCTCCTCGACGGCACCCCCACCGGCAACGCCATCATCCACCGGACCCCCGGCACCACCGCACTGTCCCAACGGATGCAAGGCCACGCCTTCCTGTTGCGCGGCGAAGCCGACCTACGCCCCGACCGGAACCTGCAATGGTGGTGCGGCGACAACGATCTCGACATGCAGGCCCGCGCCTGGGGCGGCACCCTCGTCATGGCCGGCCTGCCCGTGCAGCACCTCTACCCCGATCAGTCCACCCGCGGCGAGCTCGCCGCCCGCACCGGCATCGACATGGCCTACTTCGTCGAGAAGTGGAAATTTCGCCCGTGGTGAGAAAGCACGACCCCCCGCCGCCGCTGCGCCGGTACCGCACCGCCCTCGAGCTCATCGTCCGGCACGACATCAACCGGACCCTCGCCGCCGCCGGCCGCCCGGTAACCCCGATCGACCGGCTCCACACCGTGGGCCTCGAGGACGACTGGCGCCTCATCAACCGCTACCGCCAGCTGGGAGTACCCATCCAATGAAGACGACCCGTCACGAATTCCTCGCCTCCCTCCACAACATGATCCGCCCCCAGCGGTACCTCGAAATCGGGGTCCAGCACGGCACCAGCCTCGACCTGGCCCGACCCGAAACCCGGGCGTTCGGCGTCGACCCCAACCCCCTGTGCCAACGCCCCGGCCTGTTCCGGATGACCTCCGACCAGTTCTTCGCCGACCCCGAACTGACACAGCGGGTCACCCCGGTCGACTTCGGCTTCATCGACGGGATGCACCTGGTCGAGTTCGCCCTCCGCGACTTCATGGGCCTCGAACGGCTCTGCCGCCGGCCCCTCTGGACGGTCGGCGAATCCGGGGTCCCGACCCGGGTCCACCAGTCCCCGTCGATCATCGTGTTCGACGACGTGCTACCCCGCAACCAGGCCGAGGCCCGCCGGGAACAATGCCCCGGCGACTGGACCGGCGACGTGTGGCGCATCGACGAGATCCTGACCAAATTCCGACCCGACCTGGACCTGATCCTCGTCGACACCGAACCGACCGGGCTGCTGGTCGTCACCAACCTGAACCCCGACAATGCCCAACTGGATTGGTTCGCCGAGGACATCGCCACCCGCTGGCCGGCTGAAAACCAAACCGTCCCCGACCACGTCCTCAACCGCACCCACGCATGGCACCCCCGCGGCGCCCTGGACGGCATCAGCGACTGGTGGCGTATCGTGGCCGCCCAATCAACCCCGCAGCAGGAGGTAACCCCGTGAAGATTGCCGTGACCGGAGGGGGCGGGTTCATCGGCCGCGCCACCATCACCGCCGCTACCGCGGCCGGACACACCGCCTGGCCGTTCGACCGACACGACGGCAACGACGTCCTCGGCGACCTCGCCGGGCTCGACTCGGCCGACTGTGTCATCCACCTGGCCGGCATGCTCGGGACTGCCGAACTGTTCGATCAGGCCGAGGAGGCCGTTCAGGCCAACGTGGTCGGGACCCTGCGGGTCCTCGAATGGTGCGCCCGGACCGGGGCCCGCTACGTCGGGATCACGATGCCGGACTCCTCCTGGGCCAACGTCTACCAGGCCACCAAGCTGTGCGCCGGCCGGCTCGCATCGGCATGGCACCGGACCAAGGGGGTTCCTGTCTCCCACGTGCGGGCGTTCAACGCCTACGGCCCCGGCCAGGCCCACGGGCCCGGCCATCCCCGGAAGATCCTGCCCGCGTTCGCCGTCGACGCCTGGGCCGGCCAGCCGCTGATCATCTGGGGGTCGGGGAACCAGACCGTGGACCTGGTCCACGTCGACGACGTCGCCCGGATGCTCCTCACGGCGACCGAGCTCGGTGGCGGCGATGAGACGTTCGACGCCGGCACCGGCGAATCGATGACGGTGCACCGGCTCGCGGCGTACGTCAACACCTACACCGGGAACACCGCCGGGATGCGTCACGAGCCGATGCGGGCCGGGGAGACCCCGGACACGTCGATCATCGCCCGGGGGGAGGGCTGGGGCTTTGCCGGGTGGCGGCCGGCGATGGACTGGAATCGGCTGGCGCAGGCCATCGAGTCGTACCGGCATCACTAGCCGTGATCTGCATCTACTCGGCCCTGTATGGCGGCTACGACATCCCCAAGCCGATCGACGCCGGGGTCCCCGCCTACCTGTTCACCGACCGGGCCGACCTCGACGCCCCCGGCTGGACGGTGGTTCACCGCCCCCACCGGATCGTCACCCGCCGCGGCCCCGCCGACCTGGTCGCCCCGATGATGGCCCACAAGTGGTGGAAAACCCACCCCCACGAAGCCATCGAACACGCCACCGGTGCGCTGTGGGCGTCCAGTCACGTCGTGTCGATCTGGGTCGACGCCTCCATCACCCTCGACCCCGGCTTCGTCGACAAGGCCGTCGCCGCCCTCGGAGACGACGACTGGGCGATGGTCCCCCACCCGTGGCGAACCTGCATCTACACCGAGGCCGACTACTCGGCCAGCCTGCCCCGCTACGCCGGCCTGTCCGCCCAGATCCGCGAACAGGCCGCGTTCTACGCCTCCATCGGCCACCCCCCGAACTGGGGCCTGATCGCGACCGGGGTGAACATCCGCCGCCACATCCCGGCCGTGGTCAAGCTCGGGGAACAGTGGTGGGACGACTGCTGCACCTGGTCCCATCAGGACCAGCTCTCCCTGCCGGTGCTGCTGCGGCTGGCCCAGGGCCAGTTGCGGACGAACCGGAACCTCGGATGGACGGAAGGATGGTCGTTGTGGCCGCATCTGAAGTGACGGTCGTCATCCCGGCCCATCCGGCCCGGCTGGGCAACGGGATGCTCGTCCGGGCGGTCGCCTCCGTCGCGGCACAGACCGCCCCGCCGGCCGCACTGTCCATCGCGGTGGACCTGCACGGCGAAGGGGCCGCGGTCACCCGCCAGCGGGCCCTGAACGCCGTCCAGACGCGATGGGTCGCGTTCCTCGACTCGGACGACGAGTTCCTCCCCCAACACCTGCAGGCGTTGACCCAGATCGCCGACGACATCGGCGACCAGTGCATTTGGGTCCACTCCTACTTTGAACCGGTCGGGATGGGCGACCCGCTCGGCCACTTCGGGCTGCCGTTCAACCCGGCCACCCCCCACCACACCACCATGACCGTCCTGGTCCGCACCGACGTGGCCCGCCGGGTCGGGTTCCGGGGGGAGGCGCCGGCCACCCGGTCGCCGTTCTGCAATGAGGACTGGGGGTTCATCCTCGGGGTGTGCGCGATCGCGGTCGAGGAGGACCTCATCATGATGCCGCTGGCCGAGCGGACCTGGCGCTATCACGGGCACGGCGGCAACACGTCGGGCATGCCTCACAAGGGAGACGCAGGACGATGATCCCTGCCCTCACCCTCTACCGGCCCTGGCCGGCACTCATCCTCCGGGCCGGCAAGGACATCGAAAACCGGAGCTGGCCCACCTCGTACCGGGGCCTGCTGCTCTTGCACGCTGGCCAGCGTTGGGACCATTCGGCCATCGAACTCGCCAGTGAGATACGGACAGGCGACGACACCGTAGCCCTTAACTGGATCTCCCAGAACCCTGACGACCACCCCACCGGTATCGTCGGCGTCGTCCGGATCTGGTCGTGCGTCCAATACGAACCGCCCACGGCGGTCAGCCCCTGGGCGATGCCCGACCAATGGCACTGGCGCCTCGAGGGACCCTACGAGTTCCCCACGCCGATACAGTGCCCCGGGAAACAGCAGCTGTGGGTACCTCCCGCCGATCTGCAGCCCGCGCTGACGGCCGCCCTGCAAGCCGTCGGGATCCCGACGTGAAACTCAACGTCGGATGCGGCCGGTTCCGCGCCAACGGCTGGATCAACATCGACAACGACCCCAACGTCATCGCCGACCAAGTCGCCGACCTCACCGACCTACCCCCCCAACTCCACGGACTCACCGCCGTCTACCTCGGCCACATCCTCCACCTCATCCCCCCCAACGAAGTCCCCGCCGTCCTCGCCCAACTCTGGACCCGCTGCCAGTCCGGCGCCCAAATCGCCGCCGTCGGCCCCGACGCCCTACGCCTCCTCGACCAGAACCTCGACCTCGACAAAGTCGCCGACCACCTCGGCGGCCCTGCCCGCCAATGGGCCTGCAACCAACAACGCCTCGTCGACCTGATGCGCGCCTCCGGCCTCCAACGGGTCCGGCCCGTCATGCCCGACTCCGACGAACTGCAAGGCTTCCCCGTCGTCTCCCAGGTCGGCTGGCAATGCGCCGCCCGAGGGCAGGTCCGCTAAACTGCATTTGCTTTCCGGCAACCCAGATCCGAAGGGACTTCCATGACCGTCGAAACCACCACGACCGAAACCCCCGCCGCCGCCCCGGCCGCCAACGGCGCCAAGCGCGGCCCCGGCCGCCCCCCCAAGGCCGCTGCCGCACCCGCCGCCACGGTCAAGCGCGCCGGCCGGCCCCCGGCCCCCCAGTCGCTGCCCGACCTCCTCGACGCCTACAGCCGCAAACTGCAGGCCGCCCGCCGCGCCGCCTACGAAGCCCGGGCACTGCTCGTCCGGATGAGCTCCCTGCCCGCCGACAACGACATCGACCACGCCGCCCGGGCCCGGGTGAACTGGGGCCACGTCCACGACATCGGCGCCCAACTGGTCGAGGTCGACTACACCCTGCACGCCGCCCAGCTGGCCATCGGCAAGACCGAGTTCAGCTCCCCCACCGACAAGCTCTGAACCAGGATCGCGGGGGCGATGAAGGTCTACGTCTACCCAGCCGACACCTACGGCTGCGGATGCTACAGGTTGATCTGGATCTCCCAGGTCCTCAAAGCCCAGGGCCACGACATCACCATCATCGCCCCCACCAACACCCGCCGCTCCATCGGCGGAGACCTCGACACCACCGACGACAACCGCCTGGTCGCACTCAACCAGGTCCCCGAAGACGCCGACCTGATCGTCATGCAACGGGTCGTGCTCCGCCAACTGGCCCAGGCCGTCCCGCTGCTCCGGGCCCGCGGGATCGCCGTCGTCATCGACATGGACGACGACCTCACCACCATCCACCCCAGCAACATCGCGTTCACCCGGCTCCACCCCAAAAACGAAGAGATCCGCTACTACTCCTGGACCAACGCCGAACAGGCCGCCCGGGACGCCACCCTCGTCACCCTGTCCACCCCCGCACTGCTGCGGGTCTACGCCGCCCACGGCCGCGGCCGGGTCCTACGCAACTGCATCCCCGCCCGATACCTCGACATCCGCCACCTCGACAACAACCAGGTCGGCTGGGCCGGGTCGGTCCACTCCCACCCCGACGACCTGCCCGCCACCGGCGGCGCCGTGGCCCGGCTGGTACGTGAAAACCGGTGCGAGTTTCTTTCCATCGGCGACCCCGACGGCGTCCGAACCGCCCTCGGCCTCCCCCGGGAGCCGACCTCCTACGGGCCGGTCGGGATCGGCGAATACCCCTACGCCGTCGCCCACCTCGGCGTCGGCATCGCCCCTCTGGCCGACACCAAATTCAACCGGTCGAAAAGCTGGCTGAAGGCCCTCGAAATGTCCGCCTGCGGCGTTCCGTGGGTCGCCTCCCCCCGCGCGGAATACCAGCAGCTCCACGACCGGGGTGTCGGCCTCCTAGCCGAGTCCGGCCGGGACTGGTACCGGGCCCTGCGGAACCTGCTGGCCGACGAGGCGCAACGTCTCGAGCAGATCGAGGTGGGCCGGCAGGTCGCCGCCGACTTCACCATCGAGGGCAACGCCTGGCGGTGGTGGGAGGCGTGGACCGACGCGGTAGACCTCCAACGCCGCATCCGGACCGGGTGACAGACTGACCATATGTCGGCCGAACTCTCCCCCTGGGTTGTCATTCTTGGGTTCGTGTCGGCTCTGGCCACCACAATCATCATCGGTTTGCGTGGCCTCATATCCGGTCGAATCGTGGTCGGCCGCCACTACGAAGACGCCCAGAAACGGGAGCAGGCATGGCAGACCGTGGCGGAAACCGCGCTGGCCGCCAACCGGGAACTATCCGAACACTTCGACACGCTCCTGTCGGCGGTCCGGGCCTCCACCGAAACCGAACGGGCGACCTTGGCGGCGCAGCAAGAGACTATGGCTATGGTCCGGTCGCTCGGCACCGCGCAACAGGAAACGCTCATCTTGCTGCGGTCGCTTGGGCCGTCGAAACGGGACGCGGCCTGATGTGGCGGGTCCTGCGCTGGCTGACCCGGCCACCGGACGGGACCGCCGCCTGCGAGGCCCAGCAGCGCGCCGACTTGGCGCTGGCCAAGTCCCGGGCCCGCGGCCCCCAGGCCGCCCGGGCCGCCCGGGACGCCGCCGCGGTCCAACAGCAGGGCGACCGGATCGCCGAGGAGATCGCCCGGACGATGCGGCTACGGCGGGGCACCGAATGAGCACCGTCGACAAGATTGTTATCGGGGTGGAGTTGGCCGTCGGGGTCCTGGTCGGGGCGGCGTTCATCGTGCCGTACTTCCTGCGGGCCCGCTGGCGGGCCTCCCCCTGGGGGCGGCACATGCTCGCCGTGGCGGTGGTGATGGCCGCCGAGGCCGGCACGTTCCTGTGCATCCTGGTCGGGATGCGGGTGCCGATCTGGATTTTTGAGGTCGGGTTCGGGCTGGCCGATCTGGTGGTGATCGAACGGTTCGCCCTGTTCATGAAAAGCCAACGGGACCCCGATGGTTGAATGGGGGTCATGAATGGTAGACACGCGAAACCCGTCCCCCGGTTCAGCCGCCCGAAGGTCGCCGGGGCCGTCGTTCTGATCGTGCTCGGCTCCTGGTGGGGATTCGGCCGGCTCGTCAACGCCGCCCCCGCCGCCGCGGCGGCGACGTCGCCCCAGCAGGTCCACGCCGGCGCAGCCGTCCCCGGCGATGACCTGACGTTCGCCCAGCTGCAGCGCGGCTGGTGCCGGACCCTGCTCGACTCGGCCCGCAACGCGACCGAGCGGGCCGACGGCCGCGCCTGCCTGGCCAAGGCCGACCGGGTCATCGCGTGGCTGATGGGCCACACCCCCACGCCGACGCCGACCAGCTCGCCGACCGCGAGCTCCACGCCCACGCCCGTTCCAACGACACCGGCCCCAACGTTGGCCCCGAGCACCGCGCCGCCAACCACCCTGGGACCGTCGCCCACGCCGAGCCCGTCGCCGACCGCGGCCGGCTGCCCCGGCCAGGCCAACGAGGCGTGCACCGGAACGCCGGCCGGCTGGACCCCCGCTCACACCATCAACGGCACGTGGAACATCACCGCACCGGGCACCTACGCCGACACACGCGTGTTCGGCGACATCCAGGTCATGGCCGACGGGGTCACCCTGAACCGGGTCGAGGTGATCGGCGGACTGATCAACAACCGTGACATCCGCTGTCACAACGGGTTGCTCCTTGCGCAGGTGTCGATCATCCAGTCCGTGCCGTACACCAACGCGGGCTCGGTCGGGGTGGTCGGCCCGGGCGGGTACACCGCCCGCCAGCTGAAGATCCTGGACCGGACCGAGGGGGCCCGGGTCGGCGGCAAGTCTGACGGCGGCTGCGGCCCGGTAGTGATCGAAGACTCGTTCATGCGGATCACCCCGCCCCGCCCCTGCCCCCTCGACGACGACGGCAACTCGGCCTGGCACGGCGACGGGATCCAGGGCTACGACGGCGCCGGCCTGCGGCTGCGGAACACGACCATCGACATGGTCGAGGACGGCTGCGGCGGAACCGCCCCGTTCTACTGGTGGTCCGGGGCCGGCAACGGCCCGGTCGACGTCGACGGCCTGGTGGTGCGCGGCGGCGGGTTCCCGTTCCGGCTGGATGTGGTGGACGGGTCGGCGGTGCGGAACCTGATGGTGGTGGACGGCTCCTGGTTCTGGGGTCCGTTCGACGTGCCCCGCTGCGACCAGCTGGACGTGTGGGACGCCCGGGTGGTGCGGGTCGGCACCGACTGGCAGCCAACCACGGTCCGGCCGTTGCCCTGCTGAGGGCACAAAAAAA